GGTCAGCATAGTCACCACCGAACACGACCCCGACCGACGAGTCACCCCCGTAAGCGTACCCGGTGTCAGGGTCAGCAGAGTCACCACCGAACACGACCCCGACCGACGAGTCACCCCCGTAAGCGTACCCGGTCTTGATGGTGTATCCGTTGGTGCCGTAGACGATCGACAGTCCTACAGTCGCGGATCCGTATGAGGTGGTTGTTGTTTTTTCGCCGTTCGTCGTGTAGTTGGTCGTGAGCGGGAAGGTGCTGCTCGACGTTTTGGTTGCGTGGCCTGCTGCCGTGTATGCGATCGTGAGCGGGAAGCTGACGGAGCCAAGCCGCTTCCTGATTCCGGCTGTGGTGTACGTGAAGTTGAGCGGTCGGGTGACGCTCCCCGTTTTGGTTGCGTATCCGGCGGTGCTGGTCGAGATTGTGAGTGGGAGCGTGGCGGACGAGGTCTTTGTGGCGAACCCGGCTGTCGTGTAGCTGATGGTGAGGTTGGATGTGGCTGACCCGTACTTTGTGGTTCCTGAGATCGCGCCGGCGGTTGTGTAGCCGATTGTGAGCGGGTAGGTGGTCACGCCGTATTTGAGGGCGTAGCCTGCTGCCGTGAAGGTGGCGGAGATCGGGAACGTCAGGGTCGACGTTTTCTTCGCGTATCCGGCTGTTGTGAACGCGACGGTGAGCGGCAGACTGAGTGCCCCGGTCTTGATCGCGTATCCGGCCGTGGTGTAGGTGATCGACAGCGGTAGCGTGGCGGCACCGAACTTCTTGGCTGCCCCCGCTGTCGTGTAGGCGATCGTTATCGGGAATGCCGTTGAGGTCTTCTTTGTTGCAAACCCTGCGCTTGTGTAGGCGATGGTGAGCGCGGTTGACGATGTTGCGAACGCTCCGACTCGTCCGACGGTGGTGGCGGCGAACAGGAGTGACATGGTTGTGCCGCCGAGTGCTTTGCGCGTCCCGACGGTTGTTTGTGAGAGCGCGAGTGGGAAACTGATCGAGCCGAGGAGTTTCGCTGCGGCGGTGGTGCTGTAGGCGAGCGTCAGTGGGAAGGTCGCGCTGCCCGTTTTCGTGGCGTAGCCTGCGGTGGTGAAGCCGACGGTCAGTGGTCGGGTGACGCTCCCCGTTTTAGTTGCGAATCCGGCAGTCGCGAACGCCATCGTGAGCGGCTGTGTGACCGAACCCGTCTTCTTCGCGAACCCCGCCGTCGTGAACCCGATAGTGAGGTCGGTTGCGGTCGCGCCCGTCTTCGTCGCGTACCCGGCTGTCGCGTATCCGACCGACAGATCCATCGACGACGACCCATATACGGTCGTAGCTTCGTAGCCGCTGAAAGCTGTAAGGAACCTCGGTACCACCGGGTATCGGCCATACGGGCCGGTGCGGAACGGCGGGAGCGCGGGAGGATAGTAGAACAAGTCGATGGCGGCCGCGTTGTAGTGCGCCAACACCCGCGCCGCCGAAAGAGCCTGATCGTAAAACGCCAGCATCGATAGATCAGCGTTGAGGTAATACCCTCCCTGCCCACCGATCTGGAAAGTGTTAGTCGTGGTCGTGAACGTCTGGCTGCCGGTGGTGTCGGTCACATCAACACCATCGAGGTAAAGTTTGAGAGTCGACCCGTCCTTCGTGGCGGCGATGTGATGCCAGAGTGTGTCGGTGATCGTCGCGGTCGACAGTGCAACCATCCCGACATTCGATTTCGACAGCTGGATCTTGTCGTTATTGATCGAGAAAAACCCGCCGTCGTTCGAGATCGTGCAAATGCACTCCTCGAAAGCACCTGAGCGCCGCCGCCTAAGCCACACCTCATACGACATCACGTCAGGAGTGGTGTTGAAAACCGCGTTGTTCGGGGCCGCGAACGTCGTCGGATCTTCGTCAATCCAAACACCGTAATTCGGTGAAACGGACGGTGTGGCGCCAGCCAACTGGTAACCAGCAACACCATCCTGGACGGCAGCATCGATGCCGTTACCGGAGGAATCGACAAGCGCCCCCGACGCATCAGCGCACTGATAAAACAGGATTGGCGTGTCCGCCAAAACCTCCGAAACGTACGTCACAAGACGACCGCCAAAGCCGCCGGGTCAATGCTTGCGCTCCAGTTGTTCGTGTCCCATCCAGTAATGTTGTTTGCGTTGCCTGCAACCCACACCGGGTTTTCGCTTCCGTTGATGGCAAACCATTTCGACTTGACACGCGCAACCTCCGTCAGCGATCCAGCGGTGATCGCCGGATCACCCAGATCAGCGCCCGTATCTCCTGCCGCCGCAAGCTTGTACGCCTGCGAATAAATCGTGCCGTCCATCACCCGAATGTTCGTTCCAGGGTGAACACCGAAACCAACTTGCCCCGGATTCAACATCGTGAAATTGCGGGCAATTACATGCTGAGCCGCCTCGAACATCAGACCCGAGCCGCTAATGCGACACTTGGCCGGATCACCCTCCAAAAAGAAGTCCTCGATGATCAGCGGGTCGGCTGCGCTGACTCCGCCGCTGCCACCGAACAGGTTGATGATGTCCTCGTTGCGTCCGCCTTTCACCTTAATGTTCTGGATCCGCCCGCCCGTGAATGTCGAATGGTTGATTTGGAGAGCGTTCCAACCAACGTTGAAGAAACGACAGTTCTGGATCAGCAGGGTTCCCGAACAGTCGTCCATGTAAATGCCGGTGCCGATGCTGCCGGGAACACCAACGAAATCGCAGTTCGAGATAACGGTGCGGCTGCTGCCGCTGATCTCCAGGCCACGGCCTGACTCGGCTCCGTTCCACTCGCTGTTGGAACCCACAATAGTTTTGTTGTCAATCGAGAAGTCTCCGGCGTAGTAGGAGCGGAACGCAGCCACCTGGGGACGCGACCCGAACGACGCCGTCGGGGAAGGCACGCTGCCGACCATGTCGAGCAGCTTCTTCCCTTTCCCCCAACGAGTCCTCGCTAGCCGAGCAGGCGGGTAGTTAGCGACCTGGCTCCAGGGCCTATCCGCCATTTGGAATTCACGCCACGCCTGCTGTGCGAGCTCCCGGTCTGTCATCCGGGTCAAACCTTCGACTCGAGGTACCAGTCGTGACATGTGATCGAGCCTGTAGCGACCGACGGCGTGATCGTCGGCGTAAGAGCTTTCGAGGTCGTCGTGTCGATCGTCACGGCCGCGGCTGCGTTCGGGAACACAGCCATCTGGTTGTTCAACGCTGCCGTGACGTTCGCGACTACGGCAGCGCCGTCGTCGATGTCGTTATGCCACAGTTGCCCCCACGTTATCGCGGTACCCGTCAAACCGATTGTGCGGATCACCATGTTGAACTCGACTCGCCACGCGACGTTCGTGGAAGCGGCCGTCGGGTCCGGAACGATCGCGCCCGAACTCGCCAAAGATGTGCCGCCCACACCGCCCCAACGAAGCTGCCACGTCCACGTCCCCGGCGTCGTGATGACCGTCGACATACGCCCAAACAACACGTACTTCAAACGGTCGCCGGGCCGCATGATTCCCGCCGGCAGCGTGTAGTCAGGAACGAGCGCCGTCTCAGCCGCCGCCGTCACAGCGGTACCGTCGGCAACCCCTCCCGCGTAAATCACCTGCATGAACGTGGGTTGGCCTGGCATGCCTTAGCCTTTCGGTATGAGGAGGACGGTGACGCAACCTTTGGCTGCGGTCGAAACGCCCGTGAGGTCGAAACCGATGCAGGTGCCGGACGGGATGTTCACGTCGGAATCGACCGTAGACAACGTCAGCGTCTGGTTCGTCGCGGCCGTCCCTTTCAGGTTCCCGGTGCCCGAATGCAACAACGTGCCTGACGCAATCGCGGTGCCCGACGGCGCCTTCCTGATTTGGCAGGTGACAGCACCGCCGGCACTGCCTGCCACCTCGAGGCGCAACTGGATCGACGCCACCACATACGTTCGGTCGGCTACGAAAAACGGAGTGTCGACCGCAAGCCCAACAGCATCGAAGAAATATTGGGCGACGCAGTAGCCGGAATTGTCTCCGCCGCCACCGTACGTGACTCTGCTCATGCCGCCAAAGTACCCAAAGTGATGTCAATGTCGCCGATCGCGATCTCGAACGTGTCACCCGCCGTCATCGCCCGCGCCACATTCAGATCATCCGAACCGAGGAACGTGCCGACAGTCACCGCATCCCAAAACGACAGATGAGAGAACGTCTCGGTTGTCGACACGGCCGTCCACGTGAGTGCCGCCGAATTAGTGATCGCACCCGACGCCGCAGCCGAAAACGTCACAGCCTTCCGAGTCGTCTCCAACGCAGCATTCGACGCACCAGCCGCACCCGGATCACCCAAATGCAACTTCACGAAAAACGCAACCGGATCGACGTACGCCACCGAACGGCAATACGCATCGAGGATCGCGTTCGCTGACGCTGCTGCAATTCCAGTTGTCATCGTGTCACTCCCTTGTCATTGGATTGGTAGGGAGGCTGGTGCTAACCGCACCAGCCCCATACACTAGATCCTTGTGGTTGGAGAACGCCGTCATCGGTTACGGGCCGTTCCTTACGAACTCGGTGCCACTGTGGAATAATCGCACGAGGCGGTCGGGGGATCGTCGGGGCTGTAGAACCAGCCTCCTGTCGAGATGTCGAACGACGACGCTCCGTAGATCGCCTCCGGTCCGTCACCATATGGCCCGTCGCCCCAACATGCATTGGTGCGCGAGAAGCCCGTGAAGTCAGGCTGCGAGAAGTCGTTGTTGACGGTCTGCTGACCCGGTGACCACAGAGACTGCGGGAACACCCAGTGAATCCACGGGAGCGCGGAATCCTGAGCGTCGTCCACCCAGTTCTTCGTCCAGAACTCGATCGCGACGGGCTGCTGCTCCTCATCGCAGCCGAGAGCAGTCGGGAACGAAAACCCGACAGGCACAGGGGAGGTCGAGTCGTCGTAAAGGATGTTCGCCGGGTTGTTGCCCGTCAACAGGATCGCTTCCAGGGCAGCCGACTTGATCGGCGTCGACAACGTCAGGTCGTACCTCTTGACGGTGTCAGGAGCCTTGTACGAAGCGATCTTGCAGCCGCAGCCACCGATCAGGGTGGTGTCGGTTCCGGTTTCGATGTTCGGTGTCACCTGGACGGAGACGAGGTCCGCGAGAACATACGAGTTGTCGGCTTCGGAAGCCACGCAACCCGTTGTGTCGAGCAGCGTCAGGCGAAGGCGACAAACCCCCAGGGAGATGCCGCACGGGACTGTTCGCTGTGCCATGTTTTCCTACCTCCCTCGGGAGTTGTGAGTGTTCATGTTCACGGCGACCAGTCCACCTTCACTGCGACTTGCAGTGGCCGGAGGTCCGTGTTCGACGCAGGAGCGTCAAAAGTGACGACGTAGCCGCGCTCGGCGCGGAACGTCACGATGTTGTTGGCACGATCCGTTGACTCCTTGATCGTGGGAGCGATGATCTGCACGTCCGATTGGCGGCGGATCTGCACCATGCTCGTCGCATACACCCACGCTTGTCCGGCAGCAACAGACGAACCATACCTCGGGGTTGCGCCCACATAGCCACCGGAGACAGCGACGGGAGTGCGGTTCGCCGTTGTGTAAAGCACACCGCCAACGTCCTCAACCCCGTAGCCTCCCGAGGAGCCGTTCCACGAGGAGGCAACGCCGTTGGTTGCGTGGATCAAACCCGCCTGTCCGGTAGCGCCGATCGCGTCCTCCAGATACGCCAAGCCAACATCGGGAGTAACGGCAGCACCGCCAGCCAAGATCCTCACGTTGCCATCGGCAAGGAACGGATTCAACGGCTGCGCAAGACCGTGGGAAAGCTCGTATGACACCGCGTACTGTTCCCTCGCTCTGAAGGCAAGCCGCGCTCTCTCTGCGAACCCGTCTTTGGCAGCCGAGATCGTGGAGCAGGTGATCGGCAGGTACGCGGTGAACGGGCCGAAGATCGGAAGGTTCCATCCTTCGCCTTCGCTTTTGGTGCGAAGCGTTCCCACCGCACACGGATCGAAGGTGTCGGAAAGGTCGGGCGGATACGGCCACACTTCCACACCGACAAGCCAATGCTCGTCATCGGTGGAAGGGAGAACCGCGCCGGGGATCGAGAGGAGGCTGTGAGGGGGTGCTTGCGGGATCGGGCCGTCTGCCGGGAAAGGTGGCCCCACGGAAACCTGTGGCATTAGATCACCCCCGCTGCGATATGATGAGGTCGAAGCGCCTGAACGCTTCGACCCCCAAGGGTCACCTCGCGCAAGGAGGCCGTCCCATGAATAACCCTACTGGAAAATGTCACTGCGGATGCGGCCAGCAGACGAGAATCGTTAGTCACACGCGAGCCGAACGAGGCCAACGCAAGGGTGACTTTGCGAACTACGCGAAAGGTCACAATGACCGCCCTTACCGAGATGGTTACGTCGTTATCGACGCGGGATACGCCACGACCTGTTGGTTGTGGACTGGAAAAATTGATCGCGGGTATGCCGTAGGTCTTGGTGCTAAGGAATTCAGTGGAAGGATCATGCGCCTCCGCTGGAAAAAGGCCCACGGCCCCCAACCTGAAGGAACCCATCTCCACCATCTTTGCAACAACAAGTCGTGTATCAGACTTGACCATTTGCAGTTGATCGCCTCCACAGAGCATCCGAAACTTCATCGGAAGATCCCCAATGACGTTCGCCTCGCGATCCAACTTGCGGAGGGAACTCATAGGGCAATTGCCAAGCGGTTCGGTGTGAGTAAGACGCATGTCACGAGGTTGAAGAGGGTTCCTCTCGGGGAGTGATGAAAGGAGGCTGTGAGCCAATTGGTTTGTCATCTCACAGCCTCCTTTCGGTTATTCGCCTAGCAGGAAAGCGCCGTCGTCAGGGACGGGAACTCGCCGCTCGGGCACACGGTGGAAGTGACCCAGAGTGCTGCCTGGGCGGGCGCAAGACGCGCCACGTTCTCAAAAGTTTCACCAAAGAACTGGAAGTCATTGGTACTATTGAGGGTACTATCACGAACAAGCCCAAGATCCAGACTACCGCCGTCGACGTGGATGAACGCGCCTTCGGGGAAGAGCGCCCACTGCACTTCGTCGGGGAAGTCATCGAGGGCACCGGCTGCTTCGTCGGCGAAGCCCTGCGTGGTTCCCGTGGACGGCGTGTCCAGGTAGAACGACGGCTCCACTCCTGCTTCACGCAGAATGCCTCTGACGCGCTCGCGTGAGACGAACCTGTCGAACTGGGTTGCCGAGATGTCACTGACCATCATGTCGGCGATCCAGACCGGCAGGAGCGCCCGGAAGCGGAAGTCCGGCGACGTGCGAAGCCGATACCTGATTCCCGAGACGGCCCGTGTGATCGCGTAGATCAGGTCGTTGGTCGTCGAGTAGGTGTTCGCAGTCGTGACGTTGATCGAGAGGGTCTTGATCCGGTCGAGCAGGAAGCCCTCTGCGACTCTGGCGTGCTCGGCCATCGTCAGTTCGTTCTCGAAGGCGATCGACTCCGGCCACGCCCTTGCGTTCAGGTTGCCGTACTCGCGGCAGTGGCTGATGATCGTCACTGCCGTCTCGACGAACGAGAGGCACGTCTGATCGAGACACGACTTGGTGGCGAACGTGCCACCGAGAGCGTCGTCGGCCTCGCTGATGACCGTGATCGCATCCGCTGCCGAAGCGAGGGTTGTGGGAACCGGGACGTTGACTCCGCCGCGATCCGCCTGGAAGCTGACGAGCGCATCCCTGACGGGGCGGGCGTTCGTTGCGAACTGCGGGATCGTGTAGAGCGGTGTCAGGGGAGCACACAGCCCACCGGAAGCGACGAGGGAGTTGCCTTCCGAGTTGCGGAGCGAACGGATCTTCTGGGCGTTCGACTCGATGTCGCCCGTCAGGATCCTCTCGGCGGGGAAACGGTACTGGGCTGATGCGAGGAGGTAGCGCTCCTCGCGTCCGCCGTCAGCGTGTGACGGCTTGCCGAGACGCTTCGATGTCTGAAGCAGGATCTTTGCGAGATGGGAGGGATCGAGCGGCTGTCCGGCCTGGACGCCTTCGAGGTTCGCGGCTGCCGTGAGAACAGCACCCGTCTCGACTTCCGCTGTGACGCCGACGCGCTCGCGGCTCGGGGCCGGAGGACGACGAAGGACAGGGGCGGAAGCGACAACAACCTCTTCCTCGACGACAACGGCTGCGTCACCGTCACCGTCAACAGGGGCGTCGTCCTCTTCGATGTCTGCGGCCAGTTCTGCAACCGGCTCCTCGACGACTGCCTCGATCTCGGTGAGGGCAGCGATCTCGGCCTCGAAGTTCTGCTCGGCTTCGACGAGCGTCTCCTTGTAGGCGAGAAGAGCTTCGTGCTGCGTCTTGCCGACGCGGGCCTGCTCGACGATCTGGAGTGCGTTCAGGTCGCCGAGGAATTCGGCGTTCTGCTCGCGGATCATCAGGCGACCGGCGACGTGCTCGTCGATGAGGGAAGTGAGATCCTCGTCGGAAAGGGAGGCGAGATCCTCGGGTACTGCGGGAAACAAGGTGTCCATGATGCTCCTTCAGTGAGACGTGGGATGTTTCATGTCTCGCCGAAGGTCATGCTGACCCGGCTAATACCCGCGCGTCATGCTGACCGCGACTACTGAAAGCAGAGTACCTGCCGTTGAGGACGTGTCAATAGGTTCGGGCACAGAAAGGGCCGAGATCGCTCCCGGCCCTTTTGTTACCGCTGGCGGTACGCCTACTTGGCGTTGTGCCAGGTGAGGCCCGATCCGGCCGCGTCGTAGTCCGCTGGCTCACGGTACGCAAGGGCCTCGCCCTTGCCGAGCGGAACAACGGTGTCCTTGTCGTCGCCGTCCTTGACGAGCAGACCGTACTCGACGCCCTGACCGAAATCTGCTTTCACGATGTCACCGACCTTGGCTTTCGCCATCCTGCCTCCTTGCCTTGGGGTACTTGGATTCTACCCCTCCGCTGCGACATCAAACCGAATTGCCTCTCGCCTTTTTTCCCCACGTCGCTTTGGAGCATAGAACTTCTCCCCGTGGCAGGTACCACACCTGGGCTTCCCACAGTCAAGTGGAGTGCGCTTACGCATCGAGCCGATTCCAGCCGCGCAATGACAAGTTCCCCCGACTCCCTGCTCGTTTGAGACGCAGCTCAACTTGGGAGGGTTGCGCCAGTCGTAGCCGTGCAAATCCATCTCCTGCTTCCATCGCCTCAACATCAGGCCGTGTTCCTTGTGCCACCTTCTCATGGGTCACTCCTTTCGGGCGGCACCATTGAGTGCCACCCTAGCTAGTTTGTTCTAGCCTCAGAGCGAGGAACGTCATAAGCGGATTATGGCACAGAAACGGCCCCCATCCGGGAGCCGCTTCCTAGAACGAAGAACCGATTTGCCGTCAGACCCTTCGCTGTGCTACTTTCGTGACGCCAGCCACGTTGTGAGTGTACCACCGCAGCGTGATGTTCAACCGTTGTGGGAGGAGCACTTGGAACACACAGAGATCAGGGGCGGAAAGGTATTCACCGTCACCGTCCTCCCGGCCGGAGCAATAAACCCACGTCGCTCAAAAAAGACGCGCTACCACTACAAGGACGTGGGCAAACCCGGCAGCGACGAGCCGAAGGAAGAAGCGCTGCAAAGCAAAACCGTCGCGCCAGAAAACACCAAGTTTCCGTTCGTCGCCTACATCAACGGAAAGCCCCGCACCATACGAGGACCGCGAGGCTAATCAGGACGGCCTCCACGAAAACCTCTGAGAGAGCCGGACTGACTGGTACGGCTTCGGGCAGGCATCCGACATTCTGGGAATAGATACAAGCGGGTGGCCTTGTGGCAGATCGAGCGCGAACGTTGCGTCACGATGACTAGGTTGGGCAACCCGAAGCCTCATGCGTAGAAGGGGCGCTACCCTCAAAACTCTGGACTCAGTGGAATATCTCGTGATCTATCCATCCCGAAGAAGGGGGGTGGATGCTATGGGGAAACCCAGTCAACAGTCAACGGATCCCAGTTATCTCCATGCCAGAAAAGGGCTGTGCGTCCTCCGGGTTTGCGAGAGATGGTGGAGGGGGCGTCGTCGGGATGCTGAACGAGGGACGGGATTGTCGCGAACACCTTGACGCGAGTGACTTTGGCAAACAGGTGTGCCATCGCGTCGTCAGAGCGGTGCTCTATTCGTTCGCCGTTTCTTCGCACGAGAGCCGGGGAGGTGGCTGACCAGGAGAGGAAGTCGAGCGCCTGCTTCTTCGGCCAGATGACACCGACGACAGGCATGAAGCCGCGAGGGAGAAGCTCGACGAAATGGTGTCCTGCTTTGCCTGCGAGCATCGCCTGTCGTTTCGTCGCTGACACCATCGGCAGGAACAGGCAGACGGGATTGTCGGGCACCGCTTCGATGACTCGGCTTACCGCCAGCGGGAAATTGTTGCAGACGATTCCGTCGTCTTGGATCACGACCGCGTGCGTGAAGTCTTCGTCAGCGAGAGACTGGAGACACGCCTTGTAACCAGCCCAGGGCGAAGGGGGATCGGATTCGTGCTCCACAACCTGCACGTTGCATTCTGGGAGTCCTGCAAGCAGGCGTTCACGCAGCAGCCTGCGGGAAGGGTGCGACTGGATGCGGTAAACGACTTTAGGTGAGAGCACGGATCTTGCGGAGGAACTCGCGGTCACTCATCTGTTCCTCGCAGTCGCACGGCTCCACCATCCCCGCAGCCACAAGCGACACGATCTCTTCCTCACCCGAGGCGGACGCGACGATGTGAGCGGAAGGACGCGGGATCGGGAACCCCGGCACGTTGACGACAAGCGCCGCCAGGAACTCCAGGCCGCGTCCGATCACCTGCCGCCAGTCGCCGCTCAGCGCCCCCGCTTTCGCTTCCCTGACCTTCTCCGCAGGAACGTCCGGCCTGAGAGCACCGGCGACGACGATCCCAAAGCGGTCTTCATAAGCGTGAACGTCGGCGAAGGCAAGGCCCGAATGCTCGTAGTGCTCCATCGTCGCCTTCCAGCCAAGATCGGAACCCGCATGAAGGGTGCCGAGCGTCAACTGGCCCACCACCACGTCGTGTCCTTCCTCGGTCTGACATGCGCCATGATGGAAAATCTCGTAGTTCATTCCCGAACGAGGAGGCGGCACACACACGCCCGGTCCCGATGGCTCCCCGATGTGACAGGAGTTCCAGAGGGCCGCGTGGCCGAACACCTTGCCTTCCGGCGTGATCGTCAAGGCTGTCGGCTCTTTCAGCCTCGGATCAGCGAACCATGAAGAGGGAGGATGCAGCGGAACCATCCCCGCTGCTGAAGCCGTCATCACTTCGCGGTTCTGCTCCTCGAACCAGACGGTGCGCATCACACCGGAAGCGAGCATGATCGTCGCCTCACCGATCGCAGGGGTGCTACAGACAGTGGAAGCCATGATGATCGCCTCCAGGAAAACGGTGACGAGAGGATGGTCGTTCATCATCGCTTCCATCAGGTCGTCGCCCTCGACAACCATTCCCGTCTCACGATGGCGGTATTCGTAGGCGAGCACAGCCGGGTCGATCGAGTTGCCCCGCAAAGACTGGTTCGCGACAAGTTCTTCGATGTGCGCCCCGAACTCGTCGGTGTTGAACACACCTTCGCCCCACACCTCGCTGCCGTCCCGCCAAATGTTGTCGATCCTCCCTGCGACTCTCGCGCCCTCATGCCCTCCCGGCCCCGTGAAGTCCAAAGCCATCAGCGAGAGAGGAAGGTCACGCCACGTCAACGATCCCTCGGCGAGCATCCTGCCGTCTTCAGTCACGACGCCTTCGACGGCGAGCAGGGCACGCCACGGCGCTCCGTCAGCCACTCCCATCCGTGCATCCTCGTTCGTCGTGTCAGTCGAGATCGTGATGGTCGCGAAATTCGTGTTGGTAGCAGTGTTGTATGGGATTGGCTGGAGGCTGTCCCCGAGACGCAGGTAGGAAGTCTCTTGGGGCGCTGTATCGTTCTGAATCATGCTCATCAGGGTATCCTCCTGCGCGGACGCGACTAGCGTTCCGAGCGTGTAGTCAGTGCGTTCGTCGGCAACAACAAGCGACACAGAATCAAAGGTGAGCGGCGAACCGATCACCGCAAGGTCGGGTAGGGAAGCATCTGCTTGGTAGGCGATCGTCATGTGGGGGACCCAGTCGTGCTCGGAAGGTAAATCAACACCTTCTGCCGCCAAGGCATCGACGAGTCGAACGCGCAGCATCGAGAGTCCAGAGACATTCGGGATCGCGAGAGACGGGAAACCATCCGGCCCCTCGGCGAACATTCCGACGCCTCCGACCTTGCCGCTCATCGCTTCGGTGTTCCTCGCCACTCGCGCCACCGCTCGTCCTGCCGCCGCAAGATCAATGTTCGCTACCTCGCCGAGAAAAACCATCGTGCAGTGCATCGTCTCGGCAGGATTCCCGCCAGAGGTAGAGATCGCATCCTGCTCATCTGGTGTCGGGTAGACAGCGATCATCGCCAGTTCGCTCACGTCGGGACGCGCTGCTGCTGTGATAGTAGTTGGCTCATCAGTGTACGAAAGCCTACATCTGCAACGAGCGACAAGCCGGAGTGGCCCAGTGGGATCGCCGGGGTACATGAGGCTCGCCCCGCCCACCGAGAAAGGCTGGTCAATCGGAACGGTCTGCCCTACTGCTGCTGCGTGGGCTGCTCGCACCCGGTTGTCACCGACACTCAACCACGTTTTCGAGACGCCGTCGGGAAACGCTTTCTGAGCAGCGACCACCGAGCGCTCGTTCACGAGAGCCGTCAACTCTGTTTGCGCAAGCATCTCGGATGAGACGCGAGTGACGTTCGTAAACGTCTCGCGGATCGCCACTGCCGTTTCCTCAGCTGTCTTGCCTGCCGCGAACGAGTCAGCCACGATCTTGCGTAGGTTCCGCAGAAGCTCCTGCTCGAAGTTCACTTGCGCTCGCAGGGAAATGGACTCCATGAAGTCGATCGCGAAACCTGTGATCCCGAGCGTCAGGAACACCGCCATGATCGCGGCTGCGGCTTCGTCACGCACCCGGTTGGCCTCGTCGACTTCCTGCTCGCTCATCCCGTTCGTCAGAGTCTGGATGACCGGAGGTGTCCATGCGTCTGCCTTCAGGCGCAACGAGGCTCTTTCCGCAATCCGAGCAGCGGCCATCCCCGTTTCCTGCTCAAACAGATGGATGGCAAGGTCCCCCTGCCGTGCGTAGGCGCGTTCGTACACCTCGATCAACTGCACCTCGAACGAGAACGCAGCCTCGTAGGCTTGCTCGACGAGCCGGTTGAACTCCTCGATGCTCACACGATCTCCAGGCTCGCAGGGATCTTCGGGGGCTTGTCATGGAACAGGGTGCGGGCGGCGTGCATCTCCAGCATCTTCGCGACCGCCGCAGCCGACGACTCGTTATTCCCCCATCCCATCAGAAGCGACTTGAAAGAGTCCGCTCCACCGGCAACGAGTTCCAGCGGATCAGGTGCTCCGAGGGGAATGAGTCCTTCCACTCCGAGTGCTGAGGCGACGAGGCCGTTCTCAATGTGCTGCACCTCATCGAGACAGCCAGGACACGATTTGCGCCTCGACCTGATCCTCGATCCGGCAAGCTCTCGACAACGATGCAGCGCCAGTTCAGCAGCACCCTGGAACGCCGAGGCAGGCATGTTGTTGCCTTCCGACACGTCACCGGGTTCACCAGGAGGCTTCTCACCCGTGTCCGACGCGATCTCGCCGCCCGTGCTGTTCTTGACTTTCATCGCCAGATACATCCGCCGTTCCTCATCCGAGGGTGCCCACTCATCGGGGATGTTCTTCATCTTCCGGTAGCCAAACCCCGACAACTCGCCTCGGTCCATCGCCGCATCCGCATCCTTGGAACGATCGGGGTTGACAACCACAGCGGAAGCGTCGAAGGCAACAACAACTTCTCTCCAGTCGTCGTATCCCGCGTCTCGCAACGCTGGGCGCAAATACGCCTCCCCGATGTCGTCGCAGAACTGCTCCGCGATCGGTGCTCCATGGGAGCGCCACATGTCCTCGGTAATCATCCACGAACCCCAGTGGTTCGAGCCGGACATTCCTTCGATCACCTCGGGCGGCAAATCCAAACCGTAGGAGATGCGCTCGATGCATTCCTTGCGCAAATCCTTCTCCAGATAGTCGGTCGTCGGGTCATGCAAACTGATGTCACGGATCAACGCGATCAGGTCGCCGTCCATGAACGTGATGAACGGAGCCAATGATCCTGCGATCCCAGGGTTGTCGATCGCGTTCTCGATGTGCTGCGTCAGATCCTGCAAGTACGGGCTGGAAGCAGGGTCTTCGTCGCCGTTTGTGTCGAGCGGCGCAGGCTCCATCTCCGAAGGCAAAAACAGCAGTTTCGACTTGACGAGCCTTGACGTGGCTGTCGCGTGAACCGACTGGGAGAGCACGAGCAGTTCTTCGGCCATCTCCATCACGCCTTCCATCGGAGAGGTAGGCCAACCCGAGAACCTCGGCGACGAAGTCCACATCTTGTATGCAACCGCCGAGCCTGTAGGCAACTCCTCGTAATGGTTGTCTGACAGGCGGAACACGTCCATCGGGATCTGAGGGGCGATCACATGCGTGACCTTGCCTGCCTCGTCGAAACGCAGTTCCTCTCGCCAAACCACAGACCACTTTTCGTTGCCCCCGATGTTGCGTCCGAACAAATAGCATTCCCCGGTGATGAACTTCAACTGGCCGTACATCGTCAGGATCTGCGTTCTGCCTCCACTCGGATCCTGAATCCGGTTCAGCAACTCCAAAGGCAAGCCCTCTTCGATCGGCTTCAGGTTCCCGTCGTCTTGCAGGATCGCCGGGTAAATGCGGATCTTCTGAAGCATCCGAGCGTAGAAGTTGGAAGCGTATTTCAGTTCGGGGATCGCGGTCGCGTAATACAGCGCCCGGATTTGCCACGGTGCCGCGAGCCGAAGGACATACTGCTGGTTCGCGATCGAGCGCGTGATCTGCGTAGCCGCAGCCGTCAAAGGGCGCGCAGCGGACGCCGTCAACGAAGGACGCCGACGATTGGAAGGTAGTTGCAAGATCAGCTACCGGGCTGGGCGGGCGGCGGTTCAGCCGGTGGAACCTTCACTTTCTTGCAACCGCAGCCCCAAATCACGTTCTGTGCGTCCATCATCTACTCCTTCGCGAAAGGATATGTCGCTCAGAGAGTAACGCCTGATGAGGACACTACTTATCGTTCAGCGCGTGAGTGATGATCCCAACGATCAACGAGATTGCCCACGGTGCCGCGAAAACGAGTGTTCCGTGCGGCCATATCTGGTAGCCGATCCAGAAGACCAACGAGACGTGAGCGCCCATGCACCAGCCGCAGGTGATGAACTCCCCCCACTTTGCGCGGTAGCCTTTCGGGGTTGGCTTCCCTTCCTGCCAGCCACTCAACCCTAGAATCCAAGCGCGAGGACGGTCGAGGATCGTGTCTTCGGCGATCAGCCGGTAAACGCGAAACGCGGCGAACGCCAAAAGGAGAAGTGCATACCAGTCAGGGACTCTCATGCTCTCCTCCATCTTCGCACAAGAACGACAAGGAGGGCAAGCGAAGGGATGAACGACCAGGGATGGCTCGTGCGCCAATCCATGATGCTCTCGTAGGTGTTGACGTAGCCGTGCTGCCAGCCGATCACCGCGACGGCGAGGATGATGGGAAGGTCAATCAGGATCAGGCCAAGGAGGAACATGTGGGAAGTGCGATACGGAAACAAGGTCATTGGTTGATCCTCTCCAGTAGCCCTTCGCGATCCAGTCCTTTCGGCCACTCACGCGGAGCGAGTTTGACGAGTTCGTCACCGAACATGATCGAGTTCAGATGGGCGCTCGCGTGGAACGCCCCTCCGTCATGCTTGACGTAGCGGTCGTATCTCGTCTCGCGCTCCGACTCGTTTGCCCACCCGAGATGAAACAGGGACGTGACGACGGGAGCACGACGCACACCCGCTTTCGCCACCGGCATCGGCTCCCTCCCACACGCCAAAGCCCGGTCAGCGATCCGCCAGTTGGACGGAATCCTGGCGGGAACCTCGAACAGCACCGGGCACTTCCGTGATCCCCACTGGCCGTCCACTCGCTCGTACAGGAACCGTTCGTCGGCCTTCCAGACTTCTTCCATCGTCAGGTTCCACACACCGGAAGCGGAGGTGCGCGAGAGCAGGGCGTCCCTGATCGCATCCCCATCAGCAACGATTTCGTCGGCGTCCACAGCAAACAGAAAGTCCGGCTTGCCTTCAAGGGCGAAGTCGAGCAAAGCGTTCCTTGCTCTTCCTTCGTGCTCGAAAAACATGGGGCGATCATTGCGCTTCACGATGCAGCCGTAGTCACGAAGGATGTTGTGGGTGCCGTCCACGGAGTCGTCGTCAATGACCCTGACCTCATCGCAAAACGACAGGAGGGAAGGGATCGTCCACTTCAGATAGCGCGAGGCTTCGTTTCTGGTCAACATCATCGCGGTCAACTTCACAGTGTCTCCTTGATCCAATCCCAGTACGGGCTGCTCGCGGACCTGTACAAAGGCCAGTCTCTCTGCCAGCCCCGACTCACGTAGTCCACACCAAGTGACTTCCAAGGCTCGTCGGGAATCCTGTCCAACTGGGGCACCAGAAGATCAGGAGTGATCCAGGCTCCCTTCAGTTGGTGACGATCTTGGTGTTCGGTAAATCCGAAGCGACCACGGTAGGGGATCTCGGGAAGATTCTGAAGCACCCGTGTCCGCATCATCCCCACCCCACCGATGTGAGACGCTTCCTGAATGCCGTAGGAAGGCTTCCCTTCCGGCACCACCGTTTGTCCTGCCTCCATGCCGAGCAAGTCAATGTCGGGATGGGCGACCATCACTTCGTGAAGGCGGTTCAGCCAGCCGGAAGGGACGGCGATGTCGTTGTCGAGCTTCACGAACAACGGTGCCCGCTCGGTCGCAAGAAAGTGATTCATTATCGCCGGAGGGCTGCGAAGGTTGCTGACCCGCAACTCGGTGTGAACGGGGCAATCTGAAAGATGCTCTCGGAGGAACTCCAGGGTTCCGTCCTGCGAGCCGTCGTCGTAGACGGTGACGTTCGTAACCAGATCCCAGTCGGTGTGGCGCATCATCTCGTACCACGTCAGGCTCGTGTAGTCCAGACGGTTCCAGGCAAGGTAAAGGATCTCGACTTCAGGCATCTCGTACCTGTCGAACGAGGTTGAGCATCCGTGTCCTTTCGTCCAGATGTCCGGGTTGCCTCCACATGCGATTGCTGTCAGACGCCATCTCGCGATCCGTCTTCGGGATGTCCACAAGGACACGCGGAGTGAGGGTCGTGAAGACCACGTCAGCGCACCTGTTGAAGTGCGCGTGATCGCGAGTGTAGTGCTGGCCATTCCTCCCCGTTCCGAAGAACTTCTCGAACGCTCGCTTTGGCGCGTCCCGGTGGAAGCACGATCCGAAGCCGACGAGGCACGAATCGGTGTAGCCGTCGTGGCGAAACTCCTGCGGCATGTTCGCGGTCATCCCCCACAGGGAGTCTCCCAGATCACCGCCGTAACCCCATCGGTAAAGCCACTCGTCCACGATCGCCTGTGGGTCACTTACGATCACATCGTCGTCGGAAACCCAGATCAGGTCGTGGGAGGCGTACTCGATGGCGGCGTAGCGCCCGTAGACGGAAAGGTCTGCCACAGTCACTCCCCACAGACGTTGCATTGCGCGAGGATCTCCGTCGTCAGAACCGGGCCTCATAAGGATCTTGCCGGAGTTGTCCCAGATCACAATCTCCCACGATGGAGGCAGAGAGTCGATCACCGGCTGCATGTCTAGGTCACCGCGTGTGACGAGGCAGGCTGAGACGTTCATCGGTTCCACCTGTGCATTTCGCAGCGCATTGAAGCCTCCAGTTCGACGTACTCGTTGTAGGTTCCCTGGCACCCCTCGCGATGGCCTCCCCCGTTACCGCAGGAGCGGCAGTGAGGCTCAACCCAGAGGAGGCGCAGAAGCCGATCAGTTCGGTTGTCGCGAAGATGCGGAAGGATCTCATACTCGGCTCCTTCGGCATCCATCTTGACGATCACCTCTCCGTTCCCCGCCGCCCTGTTTACGAGTCCGAGGATGTCCAAGCACGGGAACCGGACGTGTCCTTTCTCATCGACTCTCCCGCTCGTAGCGGCGATGTTGAAGCCAATCACGCCGCTGTAGGTCCACACCACTTTCTTCTCCACCGTCACCTTGCAGCCGTTCAACTCGTACTGTTCGTCCTTGGCGTTCGGATCGAAACCCCAAAGCAGATCAGGTGAGAACTCCTCGATCAGATACGGGATCGACTCGTCCCCTCCGTACTTCGCACAGCCGATGTCGATGACGGTCAGCATGGCTTCCTCGACGGGCGGAACACGCGACAGTCACGCTCTAGATGGAAAGGACGTAGCACCACACCGTTCGCGAACGTCACGTACGCCACCTTGTCGTTGCCGTGGCCGCAGCAGGCACCTAGCACTCCTTCGAGCATTCCGAGGCAGGGATCGGGTTCTTCACCGGGGTCATACCAGCGGTCGCACTTGGGGCAGATCATGCTTTCGCCCTGCTCGACAGGTGCCATTTGCCGCACATATGGCAGCAATAAGGATAGAGCCTCCCTTTGAGGCGTCTGTTGCTCGCGTTGCGTTGCGCCTCGATCCTAGACACAAACGTGATCTTCCCGCTCCGGCAGTCAGCCATCGAGAGGCCATACTTTCGATCGGTTGAAGTGGAAGTAACTGATCTCCCGATGACCGTGCATCAGTCGTTTTCCGTCCTTCCAGAGCAGTTCGGGCTGTTGAAAAGCGTGATGATCCTGAATCTTCACCCTAACCGTATGCTTCGCGATCTCGGTGAACGACGTTTCCACCCATCCGAGCACCGTCTCGTCTTCGAGGATTGACTTCCACCCAGGATGATGTCGGAACATCCAGTGCGCGTCGGAGCCAACTCGGTAGAGCGTGAACGGCCCCGCCAGATAGTCGTAGGCGCAGTCCGAGAAGACATCGCAGTCGGCCAGAACCTCGTCGGTGACGAAGTGATCCAAGCGCCCATACACGCAGTCGAAATCAGTGTGGCCCCACCAGTCGTAGGGTGCGATCTCGTCGGCGTACAAGACCCCAAGGACGGCCCGGTAATCGTGGATCTTGGACGAGCCTTCCGTGGCCGGACATTCGATCCCGAGGATGTCACCAACCCGCTGCTTGAAACCCGCGAGATCGGTGTCGACGAAGAAGTCGTATCCTTCCATCGGGATCTGCTCCTGATAACGGTCCCACCATTCGGGGAACTCGCCGAAGTATGGGCAGACCATCAGCTTCCGGCTCACGGTTTTCGCCAATGCAGCCAGAGGTCGGTTTGGACGGAACGGAAGCCGACCTTCTGAAAGGTTCTTTGCGCACCGATGTTCCCTCCCTGAGTGACAATCCGTATCTCCTGCAACCCGTCCTGCCAGCCGAGGTCGAGCGCCCCCTTCATCAGCGCCTCCCCGTGACCCAGATAACGGTGCTCTTCGGAGACGGCGATCAGGCTGACGTACCCGTCCTTGAAAGTGGCGAAGCCAACCGGCCTGTCGTTCTCGTCAGTGGTCACCAGGACTCTCCCTGTCTCGCAATGCTCGCGGACCCAGTTCTCGTACAGGTCGTCGACGCGCATGGGCGGGAACTTGCGGTCGTTGTAGAAGCGGGTGCGCTTGAACGACGAACGGGCGATCAGGGCGAGAGCGTCGTCGTCGCCTCTCGTTGCCATGCGCACCTTCCGCTGCTCCTCTTTAGTGCGAGCGGAGAACTCAACCCGCACGTCCACGAGTCGGAACCCCAGCGCTGTCGCCTCGTACGCTTGTGCAATCATCGAGATCGGCAGCAGCGTGTAAAGACACTCGATCTCGTTGGAGAGCGCCCACTCATACGCGACACCCGGTGGCCCATCATGCCGTCCTACTTTGATCCCGAAGAACTCGGAATCGAAATCCAGTATCTTGCCGCTCATACCGTGAACCTCCCTTTCTTGCAGGCACGCCAGAACAACCAAAGTGAAGCGTAGAAGTAGGTGGCCGAGATCACTGGAGCCATTCACGACTCCAGTCAGAAGTGAACCACGCGCGAGTGTTCTCACGTTCTATCTGTGACGAGTAACAGGACATGGCTTCCATTTTCGATGCCATCCACCCAGGTTGGGGTACCACCTCATTGTCTGACTGGCTTCGCATATTGCCACGACGGTAGGTGAGGTAGTGGGTAACACGGTCTGCACCGAAAACTTCTGCGGCTAGTCGCCCCACCCGAGAATGTTGTTCGTGGCCCCCGTCCTCAATCGCTGGCGCAAGAACTCGGGTCACTCCCACCGCATCCCGCAACTCCCCCATGTCATACTTGATCTCCCGAAAGTCAGGGGAGACTTCAGGGTGAGGCCAGTGCTCAAACGCAACACCAAGACATAGCATCGCCTGACGTGACTCCATAGGACGTTCGTCAGCAGATGCTCCCATCACCGTGACGACCAAAGGCTTCTCCTTTAGCAACGTGTATGTCGCGAAAAGGACAGCATCGTCATGGTGCGGCTCAAACAGAACGACGGTCATCCGTTACCGCCAGCGGGAACCTCTAGCCTCGCGATCCACGATTTGCAACGAGAGATCATCTCGTCATACTCGCCAAGCGAGTAAGAGGTACAGACGATTGCCCAGAAAGCATCGTTGGCGCTCATCCCGTGTCCTTGCCGCGCAACAGCGAGAGGGCGACGAAAGCTTTGTTCTGCAACTCGCCCGAGAACGAAGGCCACATCGTCCGGCCGTCCACTTCCAACGGTTCTGCCATCACGATTTCGCACAGAGCCTTCTCGGCTTGTTCCACCCGTGCTTCCATCTCGTCAGCTTCCTGCTGCATCGCCCGGTTGTCCGCCTCAAGTTCGGCCGCCCATGCTTCTGATCGCTCTAGCTGGCGGGCTGTTTCGGTCAGGTCGGTCAGACCGTTGCGGATCAGTTCGTCCCGCTCCCGCTCTGCTTGTTCGGCACGCTCCTGCCACTCGTCCGCTCGTCGGGATGCGTCCGCGAAGTAATCCGTCAGCGCCCGCTCCTTCATCTGCGCATCCTTCGCGGCGCTCTCTGCTTGTTCGGCACGCTGCTTCGCTCGCTCCCATTGTTCGCGCCACTCGTCCGCGCTCTCGGACTGCTCCGCAAGCTGTTCGGCCAAATCCGATTCCATCAGAGCATGACAGCGTTCGCACCGCTCGTAGATCCGAACCTGTCGCCCGCCTGTTTCGTCCAGGCACGCGCACACCTCGTCAGCGGGAAGGATCTTCTCCGCTTCCTTCTCGGCTTGTTCGGCTGCTGCCTCAACACGGGCGAGAGCGGCCATGACGGAGGTTTGGCCGACTGTTCCGGGTGCGTCGTAGTCGGCCAGCGCCGCCCGGATCGTGTCGAAGTCAGCGGTCATGCTGTGTCCTTTTGCTTCGGGCCGATCAGAACCAGGCAGCGTCGGCAGTACGTGGCGTTGGCATCCTCTGTGGGCCTGTGTCCGTATTGGCGACACAACCATTCACGGATTCGCTGCCTCCAACCGGCGCTCATGTTCCCTCCTTCGGGTCGGGGGAAGCGGATGCGGTGTCGCTCGGTGCGTTCTTCCACCGTGCGACGGCCTCGAACACCGCTTGGTCTTGCGGCACGATGATCGACGGGTCACGCAGCACACGCTCAAGGTCGAGCGGTAACTCCGGGTCGGGGGAAGCGAGGGGCTGCCGGAACAGAGCCCGCTGCATTGCCCCTCCGTTGTCAATCTCCTCAATCCAAGCGACAGCAACGGCGGCAACCTGAATCAACTCAAGGCGCAACTCCTTGACATCGCGCTGTAACCAAGCCTGACAGACCTCGCCGAACTCCTCGCCAAGCACGGCCGCATAGGTGTGGTCGTCAAGACGATCAATACCGGGGACGCCGCCCCACTTCTTGTCTTGACGTTCTCTCTCGGCGAGTACCTCGTTGAGGATCGAGTTGTCAAAGTCGGAGGTCATAAGCGCCACCACCAGCTCGGGCCGTTATCGACGTGACGGCAGTCCGTGGTGTCGGGGGCAGCGAGGGTATCGCGAGCGATGACCCAGCAGGCATCAGTCTCGAATGTCTGACGGCCTGCCCACGGGAGCAGTCCTGCCAGCGCCCCTTCCAGTTCGGCCACCCGTGCCTCGGTGAGATCGAGTTGCTGGTGGGCAAGTACCTTCGAGGCTCGCTGTTCGTCATGCTCTCGTTCCGCTCGATTGGCTTTATCTGCGTGAAAATGAGCCACCTGTTTGAATGTCTCCACATCGACTTGCAGGCGCACTACTAAGCGTTCTGCGGCCTTGGCACGGGACTTGTAGTCATCGCGCACCCGTTGCGTTCCGCTCAGGGCGTTCCGTGTGGCGAGAAGGGATTGCTCCGCTTCCTTCGCGATGGCAACCAGGTCGGAAAGAGAGCGATGGCCGTCGCTCATGTCGGTAGGCCCGAGCGACTGTGCGCGAGTGAAGCAGGCCCGCACTGTGTCGGCCAGGGCGTCGATGTCGGCGGTCATCCGTTCCTCCTGTCGGTTAGCCCGTCAATGCGAGAAAGGAGATCGCACGATTCACAGTCGAACGGATGGGGGTGAACCAGATTGTCGTGAAGTTCCTGGATCAGTTCCCGCGCCTCGATCAGGAGGAGTGCGGTCATCGACGGGGCAAGAGCGAACAACCGAGCGTCGGCCTCAACGCGAGTGAACCCTTCCCGCACCATGTCGGCCAGGATCTTGTCGGCCACGACGTCGATGTCGGGGGCGCTCACGGATGGAGTGGGCGACCTTCCGGCCTCCGGCAAAGACGCGGCCTCATTAGACCCCGCCATCACCCCGACAGTGCGCTTACCATCGGTACCCACCCCATCCGTCAACGCTCCGACGTCGTCGAGGAAGCGCATCACCTCCAAGCCGATACACGCCGCAAGACACGAGTCACCGGGAATCGGGTAGCCCATCTTCGTGTCATCACGGTCGGCCTGCACCACACGGCGAAGGTAATTCACTGCCTCATCGAGACGATCCAACAGGTCATCCGTCAACTCTTCATAGCGGGCGAGCTTCAACCACGGATCAGCGTATTTGTCCGCCAGAATCGCAGCAGCACGAACATGCACGTCGTCGCGGTCGCTCGTCACGATCCCTCCAGCGGCCCGTAGAACGCTTCACTGGCAGGCTGCTTCTTGATCCAAGCCCACGACCTCGGCGGCTTCTCCGCTCGCCACCGTACGATCTGGTCTCGACACAACACGCGGGCCTCCTCAATCCGGTCTGTTGCGTCGAGCAGCGCACCCTGGGTTGCAGCCAGGTTCGCCCTAACGTCGACGCACGGATCCGCAGGAGGTGGTGGTGGAGGTGGAGGTGGCAGTGGAACATCGCCGACCACGAACGCCGGACGGTCTTCGGTTGTTCCCGTTGTCGGCCTTTGCGGTAGTGCGGTTGGAGCAGCCATCACCAATCATTCCTTTCGGGTGCGGTTCGCGTTGCGTGCAGTAACCATCCGATCGTCAGGGCGACGAACGCCAAATACGCGAGCAGGGCTTTCTCCCACCAGGTCATGCTGCGCTCTCCTTCGGGGAGCAGGAGGGGAGGACAGCCTTGTCGTATGCCGTCATCAGGTGCGGGTAATCAGCGCACCAACGACCATGCACCATCTCCAGCGCGGCCACCCGTGCTTCCGCGGCCTTGATCCGAACGATGCGCCTGTCGCTCCCTCTTCCCTTTAGTTCGGCCACCCGCGCTTCCATAGCCAACCAGGAGTTGCGGCGTTCTGCTCGCTCAGCACGCTCCTGCCACTCGTCCGCGCTCTGGCTTTGATCCGCCGCTAGATGCTCTGCTTCCGACACATGCCTTCTCAACCGCTCAACCTCCTCCTTGAACCCGTACGCACGGTCAAGGCTGCTCCGGTTGTCGGTTAGATGCTCCAGCGCCTTCTCGGCTTGTTCGGCTGCCGACTCAACACGGTTGAGGGCGCTCTCTGCCCTCCAGTCTGCGCGCAGTCCGTTCCGGATCGTGTCGAAGTCGGAGGTCATGTTCCCTCCTTCGTGTCGTGGGAAGCGAGGGCAGCGCGGCGTGTTCTTTCGTACCTCGCGTGGTACTCGCCGTCTGTGTGCCAGTTGCGTACCGCTTCGGGTTGGGGCGCTGCCACGCGGCCACGTTCCTCGCAAAGACGTACATGCACCGCGTCCCGCTCGCGTTCTGCTCGCTCGGCACGCTCCGCCGCGTCCTTCGCGATGGCGACCAGGTCATCGAGGGCAGGCTCGGCCTCGTTGACGTAGCTCTTGAATAGTTTCTGCACACAGAGGCCACTGAACAGGGGTGCTTGAACCCATGCGCGCCGCACTTTGTCGGCAAGGGCGTCGATGTCGGGGGAGGTCAGCGGTAGATCGGTCATCGTGCTCCACTCCTTAGTGAGGCGTTCCATTGTCTTCGGTTGGACAACTTATATCACCGTTCCGCGTTTTCGTCAACTTCAAGTATACTAAACTGATGAAAAAGTGTTCTATCGAGGGCTGCGAGAAACCGTTTTATGCCAACAAGTATTGCCGCTTGCACAATCAGCGGTGGAAGAGATTGGGCGATCCCCACAATCCAGGTTCTCGTCTTTACGGCCTCACTGTTCCAGAAAGATTCTGGGCGCGAGTAGACAGGGGAGATGACGATGCTTGTTGGCTCTATACAGGTCGCATCAACCAAGATGGATATGGGGTTTTCTGGGATGGGACGAAGCGACAAAGCGGAAGCAATCGCCTCGTGGGGGCGCATAGGTACTGCTTCGTCATTAACCACGGCCCCGTTCCCGATGGCAAAGAAGTCTGCCATTCCTGCGACAACCCGCCGTGCGTGAACCCGGCCCATCTCTACGCCGATACACACGCCGCCAACGCTAGTCGAGCCTGGAAGTTGGGTCGGAACAAACCCAGATACGGCGAAGACAACCCTAAATCGAAAATGACCGTTGAGGGGGTCGTTGCAGCCCGCGCCTTGTATGCTTCTACCGACATCAGCATCCGCGAGGTTGCCAATCGGTTTGGGATCACAGACGGTGCCATGGGTCGCATTCTGAACGGTAGACATTGGAAGTCTGTTCCGATGCCCGAAGGTCTACCGAGGCCGTCGCGAAGAGGGTGAGAGAGTACGAAGCCTCTCCCTGAACAGCATTAGGTCTTCGTGGCCGTGCGCGAGGGCTTTGTCGTACGTTGAATCGCGGCGTACCGCCTTGTTGTAAAACGGGTGATTGTGCTTCACCACCGAGTTGCGAGCGAACGCCCAGATGCCTCGCTCTCTAGCTAGGTGAACGAGTTCCTGGTCGATGCTCTGGTGGTCGTACTCCTCGCAGTAGATCAGGCCGGGAATGTTGTCCCACGTCAAGCCGTGTTCCTCGACATAGGAGCGTCTGACCATCGTGTGCGTCGAGTGCTTCCCTCTCTTGACGAGGGGGTTGGCGTCATCGTTCGTCCCTATTACTGACGCGCCTGTGCTCTCGGCCACCCTCAACGCTTCGGTGTCCCATCCGGGGGTGAACTCGACATCGTCGGCGGCGCAGAAGACAAACTCTCCTTTGCTGTGGGCGAAGCCGAGGTTCCATTTCTTCGCTGCGTCACCCGGACCTGCCTCCCATGTCGTCACCACGATGGAAGCGGCTGTGTCGTAGCACGCATTGATCTGCGCTACGTCTCCTCGTGAGCAGATGAAAATGATCTCGTGTTCGACGGTGGTGTGCGCCCGGATCGAGTCGACGACAGGCTTGGCGTTCTGTGGGCGCGCAAGCACGGGAATGAGTATGGAGATCACTTCTGTCTCGCGATCTCGGCGTCGATCAGCCTGCGTATCCACCGGGACAACTGCCCGTAGGGGGCGTGCTGCTTCCACAGTGCCTTCTCTTCAAGGGAGGCACGGACGTTGACGGTTGACTCTTTCTTTGCCATGTGCGCACCTTACATTTCGTGCGCACGAATGTCAAATGGTCAGTCGTCGCCCCATACGTCTTTTGCCAGTTGGACGAGTTCGGGGGGTGTACCGCCAGCGGTAATGATCTCCCGTGCTTTGCCCCGAGGCACTTTCACTCCGTAGGCGGTGAGCCAGAAGGCAAGGTGGCCGTCCTTGCAGACTCTCGTTGCCGAACCGCCCCGGCAGGTGATGCATGTCCCTGCGATGTGCCCTTCCCGCCACCGTCGTGCTTGTCGGGTGTCAACGGTTCGGACGTTGCCGCACTTGTCGCAGCGGATGTCGTCGCGATGCAGGGAGCGCGCCTTCGTGATCGCCAAATCCTGTCCTTCTCTATAGGGGCTATCGACGGATTGGGATGACGGGGCGGCTTATACCACGCAAAGCGGACGACGTTCGCATTCCCGAATGGCTTTTCGTCCTCGCGTAGTTGAGGGCCATCGTGACCATGTCCACGAGATCGTCGTGGGGGGCAAGGGGGAACGAACTGCATTGTTCGATCAGTTCCTGCACCCAGGCGGGGGTGCCTTGGGAGTCGTAGTCAGTCATGTCGGCTCTCTGGACGCCGGGGACGAAGACGTTGTGGCTGTTGAAGTCGGGTTCGCACGCTTCCGCTCGCGTGATCTTGTCGTTCGATGCGACATAGGGGATCACACCGGGGATCTCGCGTTTCAACTGGTTGATGATCTCGACTCCGTTCGCTGACTTCTCGATCAGGATGCGTGTGGGGATCGTCGGCCAGCGCTTCGCACACCACTGCCGCATCTCGATCATCGCTCGCTTCGTCACTGACAGAGAGGCACGCTGGTGGAACACTCGGAGCAGGTATCTGTCTGCGCCGTTGATCCCCCACACTCCTCCGGCCACATAGTCGGAAGTTGACTTGTCCTTGAAAGTCGTGTCCCAGGAGATGACGATGGAACGAAACCTGGGCAGCTTCGACACGTCACCGCCTTCTGCTGCATCCAAAAAAGCAGGAGGGAAGAAGCGCCAGTCCGACCTGGGGATGATCGTTCCTTCGCGTGCGGCAGGTCGTTGCTGCAACTGGCCTGCTGCTTTGCTCTTCCCGAGTTTGCGCACGAGCGTTTTGTGTTCGGCCACGTCACGCCTCTCGGGCCACATCAACTCGCCTTCTTTCCTGGGGTCGCCTTTCCAGGCGAACGGATGCTTCTTCTCGTAGACTTCGGGCAAGCACAGCACCTCCCAGTTGTCAGCAAAAGACAGGGCGTGGGCGGCAACGTCGCTTTCGTGGAGGCGCTGCATGATGATGACTTCCGCATACCCTGGAAGACCTCGGGTGGCGAGCGACTCCGAATACCATGTGTTCGTGCGGTCCAAGATCGCCCGTGTGGTGGCCGAGGCGTCGAGGGCGTTGAGGGCGTCGTCCAGGAGGATCCTGTGGCCGTGCACGCCTGTGCCTGACGACTCGGGTGAGGTGGCGAGCCGGTGTCCGCCCTGGTCGTTTGTGATCCACGCCTCATGCTTCTTCATCAGCTTGAACATCAGCCCCCACCGTTCCTGATACCAGTCGGACAGCATCAGGTTCCGTGAAGCAGCCGCAAACTGCTGGCTGAGGCGAATGTCATACGAGCCGGTCCAGTAGCGAAGCGCAGGATCGTGTGTCCACTCCCAAGCGGGCCAGAGCACCGAGACGAGACTGGATTTTGCCGAGCCTGGAGGCACCCAGATTTGGAGGCGCTTGATGTTGTTCATCGACACTTGCGTCAGATGCTCGACGATAGCGTCGATGTGCCAGTTGTCCATAAACAGGTTGAGCGGCTCCAACTCCTTCCATGCTTCCAAGATGAACGCCTTGAAGTCCATGCTCAACGCATGGGACTCCTCGAAGATCCGGTCTTCGCGCTCCTTCTTCTCCAGCACCGCTTCGATCGAAGCCAATGTCTCCTCGATCTGTTCTTTCGTCTCCGGCGTACCGAACGGAGAGTCAGTCCTCACGGATGACCTCGACGGTTTGATCGAGAATTGGGCAGATGGAACACTCGAAGTCGGGACAGCCGTCGCTAGGATCTCGCGGGCCAGGATGCTCGGGGTGCAGACACCGGCCGTCGCCCGTATAGATGCTGTTGTTGCCATCCAAGCCGTTGAAGGCGTAGTGGATGCAGAAGTCGCAGATGTCACATTCGCAAGTGCTCACACGCCTGCGTCCTTCGGTGGCGCTTTCTTCTTCCGCGCTCTCTTCGGCTTCGCAGGCTCGGGCCAGGGAGCGAACCCGATCGGACGCTTGTTCTCCTTCAACGCATGAACGGTGATCGCAGGCGCAGTTCTGTCAGGGATGCAAGACGGATCGGTGCTGACTCTCATACCGCGTCCTCGGGTTCGCGTCGGGCAGCATTGACGACGGCCTCCGCCCCAATGGAGAACAGTGCGCTCGCCGTTTCCCTCGTCGGCATAGTGAGGGCGGTAACAGCGATCTCCATGTAGTCCTGAATCCGTTCCGCTGTCTCATCATCACTGCGAAACGTGACGCGGATCTCGCGGTCACGAGTAACGCTCATGCGGTCGCCGCGAGAGCGCAACTGAGACTGCGCATTCATGCGTTCCCGCTGGCAGTCAGTGCGATCAGAGAGGGGCGCGGTTGTTTCATGGGCAACTGACTACGCCGTCGCGGGATCTCCCCGCGCACCATAACCTTACGCCCCTCTCTCATCACACCTCCTCCATATCCATTTGGGGATCATCCGCCGCGAACGTTGGGGTTGATCTCGGGCAACTACAGCGTGCAGTCAAGATGACGGGGCCATTCCGGGGTCCATACGGGTGAAACTCACAGATGTATTTGGCTCGGTCGCAAAGAGAGCAGATTTTGACGCGCTCGCCTCCGCTCATGGTTCCTGTCACCCATACGTGTTGGCACGACCAGGGCCACCTCATTCGGCTTCGTCCGCTCCCCCTCACCTAGTCCTCCATGTCAATGAAGTCGTCGGGAATCAAAGCCCTGTTCATCGCGTCCCTCAGTTCCCGCAACTTCGCCGTCGACAACTGCCCCAGTTCCTCCTGCGACCAGGGACGATGCGTTTCAGGATGCCCTCCTGTCGTGTCCCTGAGAATCGAAGCAGCCGACGCAGGCGTCAACCCCAAAGCCGTTGCGTGCTTCAACGCCGACGCCATCCACCTGCGCATCTCCTCCGCCAGATACCCGAGCTTCGGTTCCCGCTCCGAATCGTCCTCCAAAGCCTGATCCCGCAAAACCTGCTCGTCCTCCAACGCCTTGTGGGCCCGCTGCAACCGAGCCAAGAGAATGCAGTACGCCTGAAGCGTCCCCTCGAAAGCAGGCGACTTCACCGGCATCAACGGCCTCACCGTCAACGCGATCTTCTCCGCATCAGGAGCCAACATCAGCGGCGACTGCAAAGCCCCATGCTTGGGAGTCGCACCAGGAGACAGCTTGTTACCCACCTGAAACCCCTTGCAACGCACACAGTCGCACGTCTTCCGATCGTGCAACCACAACGATCCTTTCGACTCCGCAGTCACGCCCGAGATCGTACACCACTATCCCTTCTTCGGATCAGGCTTGAACTCACGAGCGGCCGGTTGCAACACACCAGACCGAGGAAAAGGATTGTCGCTCAACGGAGGCGGCGAGCCAGACGCAGGACTCGAACCTGCTCCCGTCCCACTGGAAGACGGCTTCCCGCCACCTCCGTTCAACGACAACAACAGCAACCGCTCAATCATGTTCGACACAGTCCGCCCCTCCCGTTTTGCCCGCTCCACAACACGAAGCATCACCTCCGCATCAACCCTCGCAGACAACCTAGCCCTGTCAGACATTGTCAGACAATAGCAGACAAACGCCGACAACAGCACACACCCCTGTCATACAACCGCCCGAATCGTGGCGACAACCCTGCACCAACCACAACCCCCCAAAAGCACCTCCCCAAAACAAAAAACCCAGGCAACAAAACCAATCAGAGAGGAGACGTGCGCTCCCCCGGGGATGGGGGGCCTCTCCGGTAGGAGCCATCCCCTGGAAACGGCTTGTATTAGCCGTTTCCAGGTGTCTGCGGCCGGTTCCCGTTAGATGGTTCGGAGGATGCTGGAAGCTCAGGCAAGGGAACGAGGGAAGATGGGAGCGGGGCGGGGTACGTTCTCTTCTTCCCTCGCTTGCCTTTCTCGTTCCCCTGCTCCCCTGTTCCCTTCGTTCTCCTTCTCCCTTCTCTTCTCTCTCACGTTCCCTTCTCTTCTTCACGTTCACTGGGAACCTAGCCTTTAGTCTAGGTTTCACCCTTCACCCTTGTATCGTGCGCACGTTTATGTATACTCGGGCACGACTTGCAGGGAAAATCGGCTAGTGAGCGTAGCCGGAGTCTCGATTAGGGTAGGCACGTGCGCCAGCCCGAAAGTGTAAAGGTACTCCTTCCCTGTAAGTGCTTTGTCCCCCGATATGAGGAGATACCCCGTGGAAATGAACTACTACATGGGTGACCGGGATCTTGCGTCAGTCGTTCTGTCTCGGGGCGAGAGGGATATCCTGCGCAAAGCGTCCGCGCTCTTGTTTGACTTGCGGACGATGCGCCACCTAGACGACGATGATCCGGGGATTGACATCGCCCTGGCTGCACATGTTTGCCATGACATAGCGGAAGAAGGAGAGGTTACAGCATGACTGGTAAGAGTAAGGGCGCAGCGACGGAGCGAGGGACGGGCCGAGCGTTGTCCCCTGTAGCGTTGTCTCGTCTCACCTGGACGGCCGCGGATCGGCAAGCATGGGACGATGCGTACCGTGCAGCTATCTGTATCGCTGCTAGGCGCACGGCGGCCGATACGTACCGGCTATCCCTGCTAGCGCGGCGCAAGAATGCGCGCGCAGCGCTCGTGGCTTATGAGGGATGCTCGGAGGATGGGACCTGCGATTCCTTCACTCTGTATGGGTCATGCGACCATAGTGTTCGTGCAGGCTACTCGGTAAAGGTATGACTGTCACCGATTATCTGGTAATCCTGATAGCGGTAGCAGGCGTACCTCTTATCCTTCTAGCTGGACTAGGGGTGATGATCCGATGAGTGAAGTGTTCCCGTTTACCGTTGACGTATGGGAAGAGGAGCTAGGTGCGTATCTCGTTTCTAAGCGTTTCGCCACGATTGAAGAGGCGCGCGCCTATTGGCTTACCCTCACCCTAGATGGTTGCAACGCGCAGGTCAGTCGACAGTCGGGGAGTGATTCACGATGAAAACGACATCTAGGCGCGCCAGCGATAAGCACGGGACTCATACCGTCGTTATCCCCGCGCTGCTAGGTGGAAACCTACCTCCGAGCGCAGTATGGGAGATAGAAGCTACTGCTACAGGATTCTCACTCGTCTATATCGGCGCACGGGATATAACCCGCCAGGGTAGTAATCGGCCGGAACCTATCGCCCTACCGTTTATCACAGGGAGTGATTCATAATGCGCGTCATAGACCTAGACGAACGCACGATACGGGATACCATCGCTGCACTTGTGTCCGGTACCGCGGGACCCGTGCGCGAATACGCTAACGGTCGCGTTGAGGGTGACGTAGCGCGCCGTACCGCTTACAGCTACGGCCGACACTTTCCGCTCTTCCATTTCATCCCTCGCACGTATCGGGTGAACGACGATACTAGGCGGCCGCCACTGTTCGTGATAAACGGTGATAGGTGGGGCGGCTCTCGCACGCGCACGCCGGAGCATCAGTCAATCACGCGCGCCGCTATCCTGGCAACCGGACTAGATGCGCTTGTCTTACCGTTTAGCGCGCTAGACGGCGCGGGGATGCTCTTAGACTCTATCCGGCCCCTGCACGTGCGACCCGATATCACGTTTGAGGAAACGGTGGAACGGCGCACGCTAGGCGAGCTGCCGCGATGGCGCAGGACATACGGCGCGCAGGTACCGCGATTCTCGCGCACGCTGGACCCGTTAGACGATGTTCTAGAATCACGCTACATCGGCGGTAATGAGCGAAACGGGGTGCCTGCATCGGACCGATGGTTGTGGCGTGAGCGTACCGCGAGTGAGGGTAATGGTAAGGGGCATATGCCGATTATCCCTGATGCGGACGGTATGTATCGCTGGACCGAAACGGTACAGCGCGATACTCTCCCCGATGCCGACGGAATCTATCGCTGGACCGAAACACGACATAGGCTAGGTGACGCGCTTTTCACTGCCGAGCGGGAGGTAACGGAACGGCGCACGGCGCTACCGTTCGAGTCTGAACGGAATACGGCGCGCGATACCGTCACACTGACAGTATCTGGTGATCGTTCCACTTGGTGTGCGCCATCAGACACCGATAGGCATGTAGCCGGACCGTCGGCGCAGTGCGTGCATTGTGGAAACGCACTAGATGCGATTATCGTCTACCGTCGGCGCGCACGCTATCTATCCTCATTTGACTATCACGAGCCCGCGCCACTGTACTTTCTATGTGAGGTACCGCGCACGGGTGCGCGGACTGTTGACGGCGCTATTGATTCTCTCGCACCGCGCGCCGTTCATGCCGCGCTACTCGCAGGTAAAGAAGTGCGCCGACAAGGTGACATATTCTTGATTGATACGGCGCTGGACCGCGATGATCTAGTGGAACGTGGCGCTACGTTCGGCCGCTTCACTCAGTGGTCCAGTGGCGCTGTACCGCGTGCAGGGGAAGTCACCTACCGCGCGCCGATATCACGGGAACGGGAAACGGCGCTACGGAAACGGGAAACGGCGCACGCGCGCCGCTTGTGGCGCGATACTTTCCGGCCGATGGCGCTACGTGCCGAAACGCGCACGGTACAGCGTGCCGAAACGCGCGCCGCTAATCGGGCGCTATGGGATGAGCTCCGGGCGCGCCATGCGGACGAGATAGCGCGCTACGGCGCTACGGCGCTAACGGCGTGCGAGGGATGTAGCGCCGCTATCGGCATCCCTTGCCCGCCGATACCGGCAGACTTCCCCATTGAAAGACTGCGCGGTACAGCCTGTAATCGGACCCGCTATACGTTCGAGGAGATACAGCGCAGGGAACGGGACGAATTGAAGCGCACGACACAAGTAAAGCCTATGCAAGCGGTACCGCCGCATCCCGTTACGGCGCACGGCGCGCGTGCTCGCTGGACAACGATACGGGATCGCCACGAGCGGGAAGTAGCGCTAGCGCGCGCATCCCTGCGCCTAGCAGTGTTCGGAAGGATGCCGCGCGGTAACGGCGGTAGTTATTGCACGAATACTGCTAGCGCGCGGAATCGGCGCGCTAGCGTGGCGCGCGCGGTGAAAATAGCGCGCGAATCACTCGAACGCATCGGTGCACGCGGTTCCGTCGACAACTACGGCCATACCTGTAACGCTCATGCACGGGACGATTACCGCGCGCGGTATGGGAATACAGCTAGCGCGCTATGGTCGCGTGCGCTAGACGAGTCTCGCCGGAAGTATCGGCCGGAAACGGTCCAGGATACGGCGCGCGCACGGGCGGACCGGGAGAAGGTTCGCACGCATCTAGCTGTCTACGGTACAGCCCATACCGCTACGGAAGTGGCGCGCGTAGGATCGGCCGTTTATGTTCGTGGCACCGTGCGCCACGCTGTAGACCTGGAAACGGGACGCGCTGGAGGTCCCGATCATCGGCCGATAGTGCTTACAGCCGGTAGATGGTATTTAGCGGTACGGAACACGGTACCGCGTCAGAATCGGCGCACGCGCCGAACGGTGACCCGGACCGTTTCCGGGCAATAGCAGGAAGAGAAGGAGAATCAATCATGCTCGAAACACTCACCATCGCGCCCGCCGTTGTCACCTACTGCGCGGCGTGCGAGGACCCGAACATGCCTGACGGGGAGTGCTACAACGTCGGCGCCTGCCCGGTAGCGGACGATACCGCCACGCGCGGCGCTGCGGGCTCTACTGCCAAATTCGCTGTACCGGCAGCGTGGAACGTGCGGGGGGGGGTCGACTGACATAGACTGCCGATCCCTGTAACACTCGCACGCGAGCGGCCGCCTAGTTAGCGCTAGGTGGCCGTTCCATTGTGACAGCCGCCATCTATGGACGGGCTGTCAGAATGGAACGGGATACCGCCATATCTGTACAGCGCGCCGCTATCGGCGCGCTACAGGCACGTCTAGCGCCATCTAGCGCGCGGCGCGCCGTCCAGGCTACGGATCCCTCGGATATCGTCCCGTGCGCGCTAGATGGCGCGCCGTACCCTCGCACGCCGCGCGGCAGGCCGCTTACAGCGCGCCCGCATCCCTGTAGCGCCGTCCCCGCGCACGCTGGACCGTCGGCGCACGCTGTACCGGCTGTAGCTCGCACGCGCGCCACGGGACGCTACGGCGCTACAGCCGCGCGCTGTACCGCGCGCGGTAACAGTGGCGCGCCGCTATCCCTCGAAACGGGACGCGCGGCGCGCTGTAACGCATCCTTCGCGCACGCTGGACCCTGCGAGGGTATCGGCGTGGAAGAGACTCGCGCGCGCACGGGACGCGGTAGCAGCGCGCACGGGACGGCGCACGGGACGGCGCACGAATCGTACCGCGCGAATCGGCGGAAACGGCTTAGAATGGACGTTTATGGCCAATCAGGTCGATAGTTGCATGTGCAAGCAAGCCCGGGAGAGGTATTCCCGATCTGCTTGTCGACCTGCCACCTGAATTTTTAGAGTCACTTAGGCCGGTTCGGTCCCAATTTTTAGGCTTGACATGTACGCACGAACGTGATATGTTCCCTTTAGATAGTCACCCGACAAGAGGAGGCAAGCAGAATGAGCGCTTTCACGTCAGTCCAGTTCTCGCCCGATGGCAATGACCACATCACCGACTACGACTGCGACTCGGTTGCGGAAGTCTGGGAGAACGTCAACTACAAGGGTTCACGCTGGATCTTCTACCCGATTCCCGTTGTCGTCAACAAGCACGGCGGCAAGCGTCGGAGGATCATTTCGGCGTGCGATGGGTTCAAGATGCTGGAAGGTTTGACGATCCAGCAGGCACAAGAGTGGATCAGCGACAATCCCGACTACGTCGAGATGATCCTCTCGTGATCGCGGCCCGATTTTCTCAGCTCGACGCGGAGGCAAACTACGACATCATCTCCAGCGTTACCGGCCACTGGATCACGCAAGGCATCCAGGGTGCCGACGCGCTTGCGGAGGCATGGCCAGATCGGGCCGAGGCATGGCTCGCGGGCGAAGAGGACTTCGGGGGCGAGCCGATAGATGTGGCTAGCTAGAACACCACCACCGCGAAGGAGAACACCATGCAGTTCGTGAGCGAGTGCAGCACAGCCGACGACGGGGCGCAGGTGCAGAGCGGCGTCTTTCTTGACGTGGATGCACTGCCGACGGAAGGAGTGACTGATGGACGAGTCGACCTATAGCGTGATTCGATTCTACGAAGACTCCTCGATCGATCGAGTAACGATCGCGACGGGATTGACGCTGCAAGAAGCACAAGAGCATTGCAGCGACGCGGAGACTTCCAGCAGCACCGCCACCAGCGAAGAGGCAATACTGCACTGGGAAGAGCATGGGTCATGGTTTGATGGCTACAGAGAGGAATAATACGATGATCGAGCAATGGACCGTAATTGAGAATACCCCTGGCTACTTGCCTGACGAAGACGATCCGCCGATATTTGATGACTACTCCGACGCGGTTGCCTACTTGGATGAGCGATGCGCGGAGTATGCAGAGGGCCCCGACAGTAACTACACGGTCGACTATGGCTATGCGTCCTCAGGTAACTACTCCGCCGCGATGATCCACGACCACGACAAGATGCATGATCTTGGCCGGTGGATCGCGGTCGAGAGGATCGAGGAATAATGTCCTTCGACCCCGATCATCTGGCATGGTGTCGCAACATGGTCGAGATGATTCGTGTCGGCGGTGTATGGGGCATCCCACGCTCCGGCCTTCTCTTCACGAAGACAGCCGAGAACGAGATGACACTGACCGCGAGGATGCCGTGGATCGAGGGAATGACTCTCTCTCCCGAGCGCCTCGCCGAGCAACAGCAGGACGAATACGAAGCCACCCGCGAGCACATGCAGGCAGCGGGCATCACCATGCACGACACGACAGTCACCCACAATGAGGAGGCACACGATGCGTAAGATGGCCGACCTCGCTGACTTCCAGACGTACTACCGGATCGAGCGCAGCGACCTCGACCACGAGCGCCTCCTCGACGCAGCCCACCAGCACAGCACCGTATGGGCAGGATGGGTCGAGATCACATGCGCAACTTGCTCCGGCCACGGCACCCTATACGCAGGCGACGACCTCGACACCATCGACTGCGACGACTGCGACGGATCCGGCTACACGACGATCAGCTCTCAGGACGGCGTCTCCTGCTGCCGCACTGTCGCCGATCTGGTCGCGTACATGGTCGACCGGCACGCGACGATGGACGATCACGTGATCGTCCAGATGCGGGGGGTCGAGTGCGACGAGGCCGACATCGACGCCGCAGACGGCGCGCTCCTGATCCGCCCCACCGAGATCGTGTCCGTCATCGGCTACGGCGTGAGTCGTGCGGAGGGTGAGCGGATCCGTGCGGGTGGCGAGGCTGCCTGCTGAGGACCCTGGGGCTTTGACGGGATTACTTATGCCACACCCATCTGAGTTTTAGAGGTTGCAACGTCCGACTGACGGTGATATAAGTAACGTACAGGTTAGTCCCCTAAGAGAAGGAGACACGAGCATGAACAGCATGAGATTGACGGAGCGACAGGTGCGAGCGTTGTGGCGAAGCACGTGGTTCTCAAACACAATGGAATCCCGCATGATGTTCAGCTCCGAGGAGTCACTGACCCCCGACGAGATGACAGACCTAGAGGCACGCTTGTACGTTGCCTCCCATCCCGAGACAGTCGCACACATCGTAGGGATGGAGGTGGAGTGATGAGCGTGGTCTTGCGCTTTGACCTACCGAGCGGAGAAGTGTTGTACGCGGGAGAGCGCGGTGAGTGGTGCGACAAAGAACGAGATGCCGCGCACTTCGACAAGCCAGGAGAAGCGAATCTCTACCTGTCGCTCAACTTCGGCCACTCGGCCCAGTACGCCGTCATCGTCACCACCAAGGAAGTGACCTAATGCAAGCTCTTCTTACTGCGGTGATAATGCAGGGAACGTTGTTTGGGGGGCTTGTCATCGTCGGCATCGATAGTAGGGCTGCTTGGCTCTTCGCCCTTGCGGCCTTCGCCGCCATCGCCGCCATCAACTTCATCATCAAGGAGTCGGCGTGATTACCGCCAGCGGTATGCCCTACGTCAACGGTGTTCCACCGGCCATCATCACGATGGCCGGTGCCCATCAGGCGTGGGCGAGAAGGTTTATGCCGTGGCTGCTGGAGAACGAGCGATGAGCAGCCTTGCCATCTACGTCCTGCGTGACGACGAGCCATATCAGGTGGCATCGTGCGACGACGACGCGCTCGGCTTCACCCTGCGCACCCTCACCGAGGAAAGGCAAATCACTTGCAATGACATGGTCGGAGTTTTGACGCTCGACACGAGAGAGTGGATCGTGAATCCGTGGCCTGCTTCACCATTGGGAAGGAGAACATGATGGACCCCGCTGCGTTCGCTGACGACCCCGTCTTCAACTTCGACGACCCCGACGCCTACGACCTCATGGATTCGGAGATGCCGGGAGTGCAAGTCAACTGTCTCGGCGCGTGGGTGATGCAAGACATCGAGGGACGCTGGACGTGCGAGCACGGACGCGGCCCTCATGGAACGGACACCGTGGCAGCACTTGACTGCCTGGAGAACTGCAACTACGAAGGAGAGGCAGCATGAACGACATACAGCGCGACTACATCGACGGCCTGTACAGCATGGCCGCATGGTTCGAGATTCACCCCGACCTCATCCCTTTGCAGAGCGTTGCTCACGCGATGAAGTTCGAGTACGACGACGGCGACATAACGGCGGTGAAGAAGTTGTCCGAAGCTGCCCGGATCATGGGGACGGCAAACAAGAACGGCGACAGCATCTACTTCTACGTGACCAAGAATTTCGGTCCCCACAAGTTCTCGGTCATCGCGCCCCGCGAGGATGTCTGTAAAAGGATCGTGGTCGGCACCGAGCACGTCCCCGAGCAGGTGATCGCGGAGCACGAGCGCGAGATCGTGGAGTGGGAGTGCGCCCCATCCCTGTTGGCGGCAACAACATGAGGCATTACGCACGCGCCGACGCTGTCGTCTTCGACACAGACGAAGGCATGTTCACGCTCAACGTCACAACCGAAGACGGAGACGAGTTCACGTTCAACATTCACCATCTCGCGCTCGACCTCGCCAAGCACGCCGACGAGACGATCGGGGCGTGGAGGAGGGAGGCAGATAACGCACGCACTTGTGTTCAGGCCGTCCGAATTTCCGAGGACGATCTCGACGCTTACGGGCCGGAGGACTGGCCGAAGCGGATCACACTACAAAGGGAGTTGGACAAGCAAGAACTATGATGAAGTTGTCCCCACAAGAGCGGTTCTGGCTCAAGGTCGACATTCCAAGCGAGCACGAGTGCTGGGAATGGCAAGCGGCAATTCACTGGACGGGCTACGGAGTGTTTTGGTTCCAAGGAACCAACATTGGTGCCCACCAGTACGCCTATGTGACCTCGTTTGGCCCGGTTCCCGAGGGGCATTGCATCGACCATCTGTGTCGTAACAAGAAGTGCGTCAATCCGTTCCACCTAGAGGCCGTCACCCCCACTGAGAACAAGTTGAGGGGCATCAGTCCTGTCACTGAGAACGCTGCCAGAACGCACTGCATCCACGGGCACGAATTCACGCCCGAGAACACCGGGATCAAAGTCAAGACCAATGGCAGGAGGGCGAGAGTCTGCCTGACATGTCGGAAGGAACGACCAATCCCCATCCTCAGACATAGGAATTGGAGCGGCGTGTCTGAGTACGAGAAGAAGAAGATCACACTCAAAGCGAAGGAGACAACATGAGTTCACTCGAAGATCGACTCCAGGGAGGCTCTTCTATGCCGTGGATTCCTCAGGCGGAGAAAGCAGCGAAGTACGAGAACCCGTCCTACAACGAACAGGTGGTCATCGGGATCGCCGTCGACCACTTCACCCGCGAGAACTTCAACCAGGACGGCGAGTATGACGTGCTGATCCTGAACGTGGAGGGCGTGGGTGACGTTGCTATCCACTGCCAGTCCACCGTCCTCGCCAACCAGATGCACGCCGCACGTCCCGTACCGGGTGAGCGAGTCGGGGTTGCCTACAAGGGGGAGCGCACAGGCTCCAGGGGGATCGCCTACCACGACTACGTGGTGAAGGTGGATCGGGAGAGTGGAGGCTCGTTCGCGTGGGCTGACGGCCGCTCAGAGCAAGTTCCTGCGCCCGAGGCCGAGCCGGACATCGTGACCGAGTACCAGCAGCCTCCCGCGCCTGCGACAGCGGGATACGAGTACGACGACAACGACATTCCGTTCTAGGATGACCCGCGCCGAGAAGTACGAGCACATCATCATGCTCCGCGATCTATACGGGTGCAGCGGGAAACGGATCGCCGAGTTGATGGGCTGCTCGGTGAAAACGGTCTACGCAATCATCAACGATCCCGACGGGTCGAAGCAGAAGACCCGTCGGGAACGGTATCGGGGAACGTGCGTCGACTGCGGAGCGAAGACGGACGGATCGTCGGGCTACAACGCGCCGAAGCGATGTGATGCCTGCACGAGACACCACACGAAGATATGGACGCAGGAGGCAGTCATCGGGGCAATACAGAAGTGGGCACGCCTTAATGGCAGACCACCTGCTTCGAGGGAATGGATGCTTTCGGACCCTCACGGTCCCTACCCTTGCGCGATGTCTGTGTACGGACCGCAGGCGGCGTTCCCGAAGTGGGCCGACGCTATCGAAGCAGCAGGATTCCATCGTCCCAAGGCGGGCGTTTACGGCGATCGGCAAGAGTGGTCACGCGAGAAGATCATCGGCGCGATCGTCGCGTGGACGATCTACCACGGACGACCACCAGTGACGCCAGACTGGAAGAACGTCGGAGACGAGAACCCATCATCATCTAGCGTTCGTTACTACTTCGGATCGTGGTCAAACGCGATCGAGACGGCAGGGTTTCCTCGTCCCACCACCGGAACGAGGCGCGCAGCATGACTCTCTACAACCTGGAACCGCAGGAGTGGAGGGTGGTGAGCTTCCTGGCTGACGGCTTCACACAGCGGGAGATGGCCGAGGAAATGGACATCTCCCGCGAGTCCGTCCGCACGTACATCAGGAGGTTGTGTGAGGAGTTCGACGTGCCCTCGGCCATGCTTCCTGAAACGCTTGGGGTACGACCATCTGAACTTCGGGAGGAAGAATGAGACGAGCCTTCAAGCGTGGCACTCTAGTCGACGTGGAGAAGCAGGACACGTTCAAGTTCTTCCCGTTGGCCCCGCCGCGACGAGGCGAACATGTCCTCGTGGACGGGGTTCGCTGCCGAGTCACACACGCCAAAGTCACATGGGCCGGTGATCGCTGGACGCTCCACGAACTGCGCGTCAAATACGATTCCAAGGAGGCAACATGAGCAACGAACTGTGGCACTGCACGATGGAAGAGCAGAGGGCTGAGGAGGCACGGGTGGCCGCATTGGAAGCGGCGCTGGCCGAGGGGATCGAAGCATTCCGACTGACACGAGAGTACGTTGGTGAATCACTGCTCCCGCGAATCGAAGGATGGTCATGGTTCGACTGGTGCGAGAAAGCAGCCGCACTCATAGAGCGTTCACCGTGAGCATGGCCTGTTCCTTCCCCGGTTGCGAGCGCCACCCGAGCAAGGGAGACACCATCCTGCGGATCTCCGCGAAGGGTGTCCCGTTTGTAGGCCGTTGCGAGAAACACTACGGCGGCGAGGACGGCGAGCAACTAGCCAGAGGTGCCGAGGAAGCCGCTCGCGCTGCCCTCGATTCCCACGACCCGAAGGAGGGAACATGAGCGACATCGAAACGATCCGGGAGTCGTTGCAGCGCGGCTACCACCCACAGGGGCACCATCCGAACTGCACCACGCTGGCAGATGAAGGGTGTCACTGCTACGCCCAGGCTGCTCTCGACCGTGTGGAGGAGTTGCTGGCCGAACTGGAAGAGACGCTAGATCGGGAACACAGAAGGATAGCCGCTGCCCTCGCTTCCCACGACCCGAAGGAGGAAACAGATGGACGCTAGGGAGCTACTTGCCGAGATGACCGCCGCACCATTCGGAGAACGATACGGAATCACAGGAGCGTCCGCTATCTCGACCTCTCAGTGTGAGGAAGGGCCGGAGGGCATCACTCTCGACCAGCATCATCGCACCATGACTCACCGCTCTGGCGCACGTTTTGAGATCACAGTCGTAGACATTCTTCCTCCCCACGACCCGAAGGAGGGAACATGAGCGGGCGATGGCACAAACTGACCGGATGGGAGAAAGCAGGGCTTATCGCGTGCTTCCCTCTGTGGTTTCCATTGGTCGTCTTCGGCTCGATTATCGGGGCGTTCATTTGGGCGATCATCAAGGGCACAGATTTGGTGTTCGGGCCATGACCGACTTTGACCCGAAGGAGGGAACGTGAGAGAAGTGCTGACAGGAACGATATTCGTCTTGATGGCTGTAATCCTCATCTTCTTCGGCTTGGTGCTGTGGATGATGTGGTCGGATCTGTTTCCACCGTCAAACCGCAATAAGCGGAAGGGAGGAGCATGAACACCGATCTCGACGCCCTGGCCGACACGGTGCGGGACGCCATCGACGTGATGGAACTCACGCCCGATGTGGTCAACAACGGTTTCGCGTCCCTCAACTTCCTGGTCGCCATCGCGAAGGAAGCGGAGCAGTCTCTTGTCGCCACACGGAACGCTTTGATCGGAACGCAACGGGTGCGCGATGACTACAAGGCCCGTGCCGAGCGAGCTGAACGGGAGCGGGACGAGTGGAAGTATCAGGTAGCCGAAGGAGTGGAGGAGATCGTTGCCCGTGCCGAGGCTGCGGAAGAGCGGGTGGCCGAACTGGAAGGGGCAATCTCTCATCCCGGTATCAGACGTGATCTCCTTTGGATGGCGGAGGGCCGCAAGAAGGAAGACAGAAAGCATGTAGACGAGCTTCTTGCCGTCGCTTCCCCCGACACGAAAGAGGAAGAATGAGCAACTTCGACCGTGACGACAAACAGGTGATGGTGCATGGCTTCCGGCAGGTAGCGGAGGTGCTGGCCGAGTTCCGCAAAGCACTGCTCGACGCCGGTATCCCCCGTTTCCTCGCTGGTGCTTTGACACTACGGCAGTTCGAGGTCCTGACACGCAGGGATTCGTTCGCGAGCATCATTCACATCGGAGAAGTAGATGACGACGATCAGTGAACCCCTCCCGCGCAAGGATCGCATGTGCGTTGTGTGTGGCAACCCGATCCCGCCGACAGCATCACGTTATGCGCCAGCGGATGCGTTCTGCAAGTCACGCTGCGCCCGAGAATACTTCGGCACATCACTGACCGTGGACGTGGAAGGCATCGAATCCGAACTGGCTAAGAGAAAGAGGATGCCGGTATGAGACTCGTCCTCGGGGACTGCATGGAGGCGATGCGGGATCTTCCCGACTGCTCCATCGACTCGGGCGTAACTGACCCGCCCTACGGGTTGGAGTTCATGGGGAAAGAATGGGACAAACACGCTACCCCGGCTGACTTCCAAGAGTGGTGTCGTCAGTGGGGAGTGGAGGTTCTGCGCGTCCTGAAGCCCGGAGGGCATCTGCTCGCGTTCGGAGGCACCCGCACCTACCATCGCCTCGTTTGCGGACTAGAGGACGCGGGGTTTGAGGTCCGTGACACGCTCGCGTGGATGTACGGGAGCGGATTCCCTAAAAGCCTGGACGTGTCGAAGGCGATTGACAAGGCGGCAGGTGCGGAACGGAGGATAGTCGGGACCGGGGCGGCAGTAAAACGAATGATCCCTGGGGCGGATCAGAAACAGACAGGATCGTGGATCAAGGACAACGGGCGCGAGTTCGTTCCTACTGTCACCGCTCCCGCTACGGATGCCGCCCTTCAGTGGAAAGGATTCGGGACGGCCCTCAAACCCGCCTACGAGCCGATCGTGTTGGCCCGTAAGCCTCTCGTGGGCACGGTCGCGGCGAACGTGATGGCGCACGGCACTGGGGCACTCAACATCGACGCGACGCGGATCTCGACAGACGACACATACTCGTATCCGAACGGGCCGGGAGGCGGCAAGAGTCTCCACTACAGCAGCAATAAGCGAAGCGCCGAAGTACGTCCTGATGCGGCGGAGAACAACCCGCTTGGCCGTTGGCCTGCGAATGTCCTGCTTGACGAGGAAGCAGCAGCCATCCTCGATGCCGAATCAGGAGAGTCCGTAAGTAAGTCGGGCAAGCCACGTTCGGGAACCAGTGGGGAAGGATGGGGGCTGACGGCAACTGGCGCAGAATACGACGATCGCGGTGGCCCATCACGCTTCTTCTACTGCGCCAAAACGTCAAGTAACGAACGCCACCGAGGACTCGACGACATGTCGCTATTCGCCTCTGATGGCCCCAGCAAAAACACGCATCCGACCGTGAAGCCAGTTGCTCTGATGCAATGGTTGTGCCGTCTCGTGACTCCACCGGGAGGAACGATCCTCGACCCGTTCCTCGGATCTGGAACGACCGGGATCGCCGCCACACTCGGAGGATTCGACTTCATCGGAATCGAACGAGAGGACGAATACATGCAGATCGCACGCTCCCGCATCGACCACTGGACTGTCGGGTACGAAAAATGACGCCCCTCGTTCACGTCTACGCCCGACACAACGGCAAGGTAGGTGTCTGCTGCCCCTCCGTGATGATGCCCCAAGCCGTCGCAACCTACCTCGACCAAACCGAACCGATCGGGCTGCCCGGTATCAGGTGGAAGGTGTCACCGATCAAGCACTTCGGCAACAAGCAGCCGAACCCGTGTGCGTGTGAGGACGATCCGTTCAGGCTGCACAGGCTTTTCGAGTACGGCCTATGAAACCCTACTGGAAGCACAAGCCAGAACATTTCACGCCGGAAATCATGGCAAGGTTTATGGTGAAAGTGCAAAAGGGCAAACAGTGCTGGGAATGGACTTCGCACATAAACATAGGTGGGTATGCCACTTTCTGGATTGATGGTAGGAGTTGGGTTGCCCATCGCTACATCTACGAGGCGGCGGTAGGGGAAATACCTGATGGATTGCAACTCGATCATCTATGTCGAAACCGAGGTTGCGTAAACCCAGATCACCTAGAGCCAGTAACAGGGAGGGAGAACTTACTTAGAGGTACTGGTTTTGCAGCCATCAACGCCCGCAAAACCCACTGCATTCACGGGCATGAATACACGCCGGAAAACACTTACATCGCCCCTGGCGCAAATCGCCGAAAATGTCTGACGTGCGACAAATCGGAGGAGCGCAAAGCCAAACACCGAGAAGCAAAACGGGCGAGAAGTCGGAGGCTCCGTGCCCAGAAATAGAACACCAGCAGACGACGCCTGGGATCTCCTCGCAGCATCCTTCGGTGAGCCACGCACGAAAACAGAACGGAGTATGTTCGGAAAGGTGGTTCGTGAGTTGATGGAGGCAGGAGCAACACCCGAGGAAGTGGAGAAGACATGCGCTTACGTCCTCCAGCGTTTCGACAATCCTTCGGTGATGAGTATTCCGAAGTGGTTCAGCGTCAGTCAGAAGCAGGGACCGCAGATGAGTCCACAGCAAGCGGAGATCGCCAAACTAAGGATGGTGGAGTGATGTGCATGATTGACCAGTGTGACGAGTTCCCATCCGTCTACTCATCGAAAAAACGCAGAGCGAAGATGACCCACACATGCGATGAGTGCAGGCGGGAGATTGCGGTCGGTGAAACATACGAGCGCTTCGACGGCAAGACGGATGGAGACTGGTGGTCGTGCAAGACGTGCGCCCACTGCATTGCCGCCCGAGGATGGCTCACCGAGGTTTGTGGCGGGTTCGTCTTTCACGGAGTCCGACAAGACCTTGAAGATCATTGGGAGGAAGACCCTCTCTATCACTCACTCACGTTTGGTCGTGTCATCGTCGGGATCAAGAATCACTGGCAGCGAAAAGGGGAGATGCTTCCGATCCCCTCCTTCGATGGATATGCGTGGCCTCACTGATGACCCGAGATGACTCGATCACGATTGTCGCGATGGTCTGTGCCGCATGGCCCGGTAAAGACTGGGATGCAGCGCAGCTTGACTCGTATGCTCGTGCTATCGAAGGTTGTGACGCCCAACAGGCAACGGACGCTGTTTTGCGAGCACAGAAGGAACTACGCTATCGCCCTTCGGTTGCCGAGCTTCTGGAGTTCATCAAAATCGAACGTCGGCTGTCGGAGACAGACGAGCCGATGCAACGCCGCGAACTGCCGAAAACGACTCGCTGTCCAGATTGGGTGAAAGGATGGTGTTTGTCTCGCGCCCGCTACGGGGACTTCCGCATCTGGCCGCAACAGGATGTGTTCGCCATGTCCCAGGACGTGATGCCTGCGGAAGATCAGAAACGCTACATGGAGGAAGGGGCATCGCTGTCGATCGATCAGGTGTTCCAGGCGATCAGCGTATGAGTGACAAGGTTGTCTGCGCGGCGTGCAAGAAGCCGATCAGCGGTGCACGCACCGTGATCGAAGGCAGGTGGCATTGCGGAGACTGCACCTACAAATACGACTATCCCGGCAAGCAGGTCGAGGAGACGAAAGCGCAACGTGCTTTGCGAATACAAGACGAGACGCTGTTTCCGTTACCGCCGAAGAGAGGAAAACGATGAGCCAGATGTGGCTGGACAAACTGGAGGCCGCGACCTCGCAAGTCGAGCGGGACGAGATCCTGTTGCGCGAATTTAGGGCAATGGGGAAAGCGATCAGGAACGATGATCGCGTTCAGAGAGATCGCTTGCTAGACGATGTCGAGGAACAGCTACGCGCACTTGCGTCCCGTGCCCTAACGGTGATATAACTAGACTTCATGGCAAGAGATCCCAACCACAAAACCAAGAGCGCCCGCAAAGACCTTCTCGTCACCGACGTGCCCTCCGAGATTAGGAAGGCACTCGTCAGTGAGGCGAAGGCTCGTGACTGCTCGATCAACAAGGTGGCCGTCCAGATCCTCGCGACAGCATTCAAGGTCAAGTACGTCGAGCCGGTCAACGGGCTGCGCGGACACGAGGGGGCACCTCGGTACAGGACGGCTGATCCTTCGACGCTGCTCGTCAGGGGTGGAGCAAAACTCCACCGGGCGATCACCGCCGACGCAGCAAGGAGAGGCGGCACCCTCCGTGGAGTTGTCTTGGAGAAGATCGCTCTGAACTTTCAGATCGAACCACAACCAATCGGGAGACGCCCGAGGAAGAAGGCAGTATGACTGTTGCACCCGAAGTGACGGAAGCACCGATCGGACGCCCACTGTCAGGGAACCCGGAGACAATCCAGCCCTGGCAGACAACCTCGGCCAACCCTCCCGCACCGGAGGCGAAGGACAACGATCGCGAGTACGTCGTGCTGCGCCGCGTCCCCTCGCAGGAAGAGGAGAGGGCGGACTGGTACGAGTTCGTCGCGAACGTCGAGGCCACCTCCGCACAGCAGGCAGTACGGAAGGCAGCGGAGACTCCCGGCACGTCGTTCCTCGATCCCGAAGGATCAGTGACGCTCGTCGCCATCCCGACACGCTCGTTCTCGCCCGTAACTGTCTCGGTCAAAACCGTTAAGACTGTCGTCCTGTCATAGCCTCGTGCCTCGTGAGTCTGTTCAGGAGAAAGCCTTCCGCTACCTACGGGAAGGCCGACTCACGATCGAACGTGTCGACCAGCACGGAGGACTTGTGGTAGCCCAATGTCGGGGGACCGAAGGTGTTTATTACCTCGGCTGGGATGTCGCCAAAAAGCAGTGGCGCTGCCAATGCGAGGAACGCAAAGGACAGTGTTCGCACCTGACAGCGTTGAGAATGTTGGTCGTCAGGTGAGCGTCATCGAGCGTCATCGAGCGTCGTCAGCAGGGATACGGAAGGCAGCAGAGACTCCCGGCACGTCGTTCCTAATTAGAGGAGAGTCACTATGGCGTTATATAAGAACGTAAAAATCTGTATCGAGGGTGTTGACCTCGAAATTATCCGGATCAAGCGGTCGTGGTTAGGCAGGTCCGTTGTCGTGATAAAGGATCCGGATGGAACCGTCTATCAGCTGTATGCAGGTGACACACTCAGCCTCAAGGTTGCATTTTCGATGCGAAATGAACCCGAGGGTACGACATCCAGGTGAAGCAATGGCGCTGCACCTGCCTCGCTCGTGGTGACTGCGCTCATCTGCGTGCGCTTCGTAGCGTGGTGGCTCGGTGAGTGCCGTCGAGCGTCGTCAGCAGGGAGCAAAACTCTGGCTTGATCTGGAGACAGCCGGTGCGATCACACCCGTCTCCCTGACTCTCCCCGAAGGCGTCTCCTACGACAAGTGCGAGTCTCTGGCAGCGATGTTCGGAGGGTTGAAACGCACCACCTCGTTCCTGATCGGGGATCTGCTTCTGTACGCGAAACGAGAGCACGGGGAAGCGTATGCGCAGTTGGCCGAAGCAACCGGACTGGCCGACTCCACCGTCTCGAACCTCGAAAGCGTCTGCAACCGTGTGCCTCCCAGCGTTCGACGCGAAGCCGTGCCGTTCCACGTCCACGCCGAAGTGGCTGCCCTGGAACCCAAGCAGCAGGACAAGTGGCTGAAGCTCGTGGAGAAGAACAACTGGACGCGACAGCAGTTGCGAGACGAAATGCACGGGCCTTCCGTGCTGCCCCCCGTCGCATCCGACGATCTAGCCGCAGTCGCCCGCGCTCTCGTGCAAGGAGCCAAAGAGTATGGGCAAGACTTCCTGGTATCCCGTGACTCGTTCATGCGACTTCAACACGCGATAGGAGAAACCGAATGAACTCTGTTATGCCCAAGCCTCGTGCCCCCTGGTGGCTGCATGTGCAACCCCAAGAGGGAGAAGATTTCGTTGACTTCTGGCTTCGAGTGGGGATCACGATGACGAAAATCTCGTGGGCGCTCGACGTGAAACTCAAAGGAGCGGAGGACGTGGCGAACGACCGTCTCGCCCATGTCTGCTCCGAACGCTTCCGTCACCTCTACCTGCGCAAAAGGAATGCGTGGCTCACGTCTCATGGCTTCCCCTCTTAGGCTCAACGGCAAGCAGTTGCAGAAGGCGCTGATACAGCAGGCGCAAAGGCAAGGATGGTTGTGCCTCCACTTCCCTTCCGTCGAGACGAAACAGGGGTGGCGCACACCGCTCGCCGGAGATGCGAAGGGGTGGGTAGATGTGTTCCTTCTGCGTGAGCGAGCCGTTGCCTTTGAGATCAAGGGAGACAGCGACTCACTCAGACCCGATCAAGTGAAGTGGGGTGATGCGCTCCTGCGAGCCGGGATCGAATATCACGTCATCCGTCCGAAGGAATGGCGAGACGGAACCGTAGACAGGATCTTGACGTGAGGCACAAGCCCCAAAACGGGCTAAGGAAGTCGGAGTGGATGGTTGATGATGTCACTATGCATCAAGCAAAAGAGATTGTTGCTCGCCTCCATTACTCACGAGGATCATCCCATACTGCTGTCTTCCGGCATGGACTATTTCGCAACGAGGACTTCCCGCTCTACATATCAGGGTGCGCCATGTGGATGCCACCGACCAATCGGGCGGCTAAGGCAAGCACCGATGGAGAATGGAGGAGGGTGCTCGCTCTTTCGCGACTTGTCATTGAGCCTGAAGTCCCGACAAACGGAGCTTCATTCTTGCTCTCCCAGAGCGTCAAGAGAATCGCCAGAGACGGAAGGTGGGATGTGCTTGTGACTTACGCGGATGAGTGGCAGGGGCACACAGGGGCAATCTACAAAGCCTGCGGCTGGGAGTACCGTGGTTTGACCGTGGCAACTCCCACTTACGTCAAGAACGGTGTTCTCACCGCTCGACTCTCAACGAAAACGAGAACCCACGCCCAGATGATCGACCTTGGAGCAGAGATGATTGGAAAGTTCGCAAAGCACAAGTTCGTAAAGGTGTTGCGATGAGTACCGCTGGCGGTAAGAGAACATACGAACCCGACTTCAAGAACCCGAAGGCGAAGAAGGACAAAGGGACGATGAAGTCGTTGCACGCAAAAGGCGGCTTGTGCGTCATCTGCGGCAGCCGGAACGTCGAACTCCACCACGTTCGCTTCCGCTCGCAAGGAGGTTCGGACGTGCCGGAGAACCTCGTCATGTTGTGCTCCGACTGCCATCTGATGATCCACGCCGAGAACAAGGACGTGCGCAAACTGCTCGGCCAGCACATCGCAGCGCATCGGCCCGACATCATCGCGCACATCAAGAAGTCAATGGGCGAAGACGTGGGAGCGGAATGGCTGAAACGCCGCCTCAGCCTGTAATTCCCCGGATGGTCGAAGGCACCGCCGTCTGCGAGTGTGGTGCGATCATGGACCGCTGGGACTACAAGGCCATCCCCTCGAACGAACAGTGGATGTTCTACCGTTGCCGCGAAGTCACCGATCATGTGACAGCGGCGCTGCCCAAAGGACAGAATTGAGTATCGACTACCGCGCCCGTATCGCCGAAATCGACCAGCAACTCGGCGACCTGTACCGCCAACGACGTATCGTGATGGAAGCGTTCGCGGAAGAACAGGGGCCAGCCGTGCTGCCGGTACGCACCAAACGAACCGACACACAGAGACTGGTGGCGAGATGCCCCCGGTGTGGTGGCTCGACCAGCGACTCCGAAAAGGTAGACGGCGACCGCTAAACGCGGTAGCCTTTCATCCAACAGAACAACCAGACTCCCCACCAGCTTTGAGCGTGGGGATGTCGGCCTGTCAGCAAGCGTTAGGAGCGACCGTGAGGTCATCCCGAACCATTGCACTCACCATCGTCGTTACGTTCACCGTCGTTCTCGCCCTGTCTGTCGTCCAAACCTCCCGAGCGGCCAAGCCCACGCTGACGGCCCTCATAGCCGAAACCCAGAAGGGGCTATGGAAGTGCCAGGATCAGCGTTCCGTGGCCCGCACGCGCTCGTCAGTGACGCCGTGGGCACTCCCCAAGTCTCACCGTTACCGCAAGTGGGTGCTGAAGACGTGGACGAAGCGGCAAGCCCAATGCCTCGTTGCCCTCCACGCTCACAGCGAGATGATCGCCCTCCTGAACCGTGGCCTCTCAGGAACACCGATGGCGAGCACGGGAAGGGAGCTAGAAGCAGCAGGACGTAGGCACGGCATCCATCCTGCGTTCATCGCTGCCATCGCTGGAACGGAATCATCGTTCGGAGCAGCAGCATGTTCCTCCAACCGCTTCAACGCCTTCGGTCTGTCCTCGTGTGGAGCAGGCTGGAGGGTGCCGAACTTCCAATCGTGGGCCGAAGTCTACGATTTCATGGGAGCATTTCTGAGCGGACGCTGGCCTTCTGCCTCATCCACCTTCGACTACCACGGCTATGCAGCGTGTAGCGACTGCTGGGGCCGCAAGAACGCTTACTGGATGAGTGCCCGATTCGGACTGGGCAACGCGGTTCGCTACTGAAAAAAGTGAGGCACCCGCCGAGGGGAAATGGCGGGTGCCTCTTACGCCGGAGGTCCGGCGATCTTTCAAGGTTCCTTCGGTGCCTGGTACACGAAGCCGGATGCGATGATCGCAACGGAGGCGGCGGTCAGAAACTCGGTTTGCGACACGATGCCGTCGTCGAGTGCTACGACGAGAGAGGCTATGCCTGCGGTGAGGATCGCGAGCACGGCTTTCGCGACGGGGGCTGCCGTGGTGTTCTCGACGAGCCAGACCATGCCGCCCGAGCCGAGAACCGCGAGTGCTGCGACCAACCAGGCTTGGCCGGACAAGTCACCGATGTTGCCGCTCGAAACGGTGCCGAGCGCGAGGACGAGCGCACCGATCCCCGAGACAGCAATAGCTGTAAGTGCTTTCAGAACTCCCATGTCTTACCTCCGTACCAGTAGAACGATCACGATGACGAGGAGGATCAGGAACAGCAGCCCCCCTCCTACGTATGCGTCTGCTAGAACCATTGCTTCCTTCCTACGGTTTGGGGATCACTGAGAGACAGTCGACGGGCGGGATCTTCTTCAGCGCTTTCGCGGACTGCGTATACGCCTTGGACGCCTCCAGGTTGATGTCCGCCTGGGCGGTGTCGCCGGAAGCAAGGTACTGCTTGTATTTCTCCATCGAGGCGGCAGCAGCAGTGAGGACGACATCGAGGAGCACCCTGTTGTTGACGCCCATTTGTCGGCGGAGAACGTTGCCGCGCCCACACGATTTCAACTGCGCCCCATACGCTCGCTCCTGAATCACCCGAGAGGCAGTTGCAGCGACGATCCTCGCGCTCCGCTCCGCATCCACCGCCCGGTTGTTTACGAAGTAGATCCCCACAGCCAAAGGAACCAGAACGATGAACGCGATCGGCAGCGCGACGAGAGTCGAGACTCGCCGGTACATCTTGTGCCTCGCGTCCTGCCTGCGGGTTTCGCCATTTTCGCGCTCGCCCTCAGCCACGACCCTGCCTGCTTCTGCCTGCTCCCTGTCTCGTTCGCTCACAAAACACCCCCGATCCAGAAGATGATCCCGACGAGCAGAAAGATCACAAGCAGGTCCGCGAGATGCAGCATCATCCAGTGAATCCTCTGTTGCCGATCCGTTATCACGGCTTCTCGTCCTTGCTGTCGTCCCACCGGCCTACCAACCACCTCGACAGCACCCCGGAACTCACGATCCCCAGACACACCATCGCGAACACCATTGCCGTCAGGTTGTATGTTCCCCGGAATGTCTCCGTCCCTAACAAGACGAAGCCCGCGATCGCTGCCGCCACGTCGCGGATCTGCCCCCACCACGCCCATCTCTTCTCCCTCTGTCGGTTTGACGGCACTCATACGACCCGAGACGCATTCATAACTGGGCGTGCGCCTTCAACTGCGCTCCGACAAGCACCGCGCCATGACTGTAGTCCGTATGGTGCGCGAGTTGCCGACCTGATCCCCAAAGGAGTTCGACGTTAATGCCGCAATGACAATGTGGCCCTCCCCCGATGTTGTTTGCCCCAACATATCCCATCACCGTGCCCTTCGCGAAGTACCTTCCCGTTGCCGGGGCGTACCTGAGATGCCCGAACCAGTACCGGATCTTCGAGACACCCTGACCGTAGAACGCATCACCCGGACGAGAAGAAGACTGCTTTGTGACTTTCAGGTCTTCGGGGGCAATGACGGAGGCTCCTTCGTAAAAAGCGTCGTCGAAAGCCGGGAACAAAGGGATTCCGTCCGTGGCATGAGTGAGATCCTGCTGAAGGATGCTTCGTCCTCCTCGGGAGATCGGCCCCAAGGCTGGAACGATTGGAGGTGGAACGTACATCTCATCGACCACGAGCTTGCGGGAGAAAGCATCGAGGGCGTACTGTCCGTTCGCGATCTTGAGGCTGCGTATCTGAATCCACCGTTCGCGCCCGTAGCCATTGGCACCAGGATCCCAGGCGTCCAGGGCTTTCTCCAGCTTCAAGTTGAAGCGGTCGTCCAGTTGATCCATGCTCGTGTCCGTGAACCCAATCCCGGCACGCTTCATTGCTCGCTTCAGCGCGAGAGCTGTCGGTCCTCGATGATTGCCCAGACCTCCAACGGAGTATGGACCTGAAAACGGAAACTGGGCAGAAGTCAACACAAGGCAAGTATCCCTGAAGAAGCGGTCGCCGCCTCAATGCACGCCCTGCACGTCGGCTCCAACTTCGGTGCCTTACCGGGCCTCGGGTCGACCTCGACAGCGTTTATGACGACACCACAAAGAGCGTCTTTGCGGAAACCACGAAGTCCCTTGAAGAGATGAACTTCACCATCAACTAGCTCTACCGCTGCAAAGAACATTCGTCCTCCTACGACTCGTAAACAAGATCCGTGTCAGGGGTGTTCTGCATATTGTTCGTCATCGGCCAGTAGACCGCAGCGAGTGTCGAATAGAGCACATCCCGGTCAACAACATCTTCGTTGAAGACGAGCGTCGACGCCCGATGGTAGTACGTCGGACTGTTCGTCAGCGTGTATTGGTCAACAAGGTTATAGAGCGCCATCCGGTCCTGCAACGGATCGCTGTTCCCCGCTTCCTTGTCGTTGAACTCGCCACCCGAGTTCAACTCCTGCTGGTTGAACTGCACGCACGTCGTGTCCACCCACGTCGTGCGCGAATAGGTTGCGTCATCCCAGAACACATCGGCATATACGACGAACAAACCAGCCGCAGCGAAATGGAGGTAAAGGTCGCCCGTGACATTGTTATTTGGTGAGGTTGCCGCGCCCGTCGAGAACACGGTGTCGAGCGCGTTCGTCCAGAAGTTGTTGATTCCCAACCTAACAGAGCCACCAGCAGCAACAGTGACGGGAGTCTCATAACTGAACCCATAGGCGTAAGAAGGTTCGCTCGTTCCTCCCGGCACGGCTTCGAGGATCTTGATTCGGTCGCGGTTCTCACCGAGGGCCTGCGGAACACTGGAACGATACGGAATACTGCTCATCAGAATCCTTGTGGTGAGGTGAGGATAGGATCAATCGTCTCTAAAGCATCATCCGAAATGTTGGTGCGCCAACCGTAGATCCGCTGGTACTGAGTCTCTTCCATCGTGCCTAAAACAGTGGCACCCAGCAGTTGTCGAAACGCCTCCTGCGAAGCCCAAACGGGAACGCGATCACCAAGTTGGTAGTCCTGCCACGGGCGCGGGCTGCGCTCGGGAGCGGGCTTGAACGTCACCGTCTCCCTCCCATCCTTGCGGATCGCAAGTTGGCGTTGAGCGAGACTGAGGACGGCCTCGGGGATGATCTGCCCAGGGAAGAACTGCTGCGCCCAATACTCGCCGTACTTCGCCACCGAAATTGCGTCCGTCTCGGGAGGGTCAGCGCGATCGGTCGCGTACTTCCCTCCCTGACCGGCAAAGAACTTCACCTTGTTTGCCCTCGACGTTCCGTCTAGTACGCGTGAAAGTCCGACAAGTGAACGACCCGGCATGTTCCAGGCAAAGATTTGTTCATCTCGGATCACTCCGGCCTGCGCGTGGACGTTCAACTGCACAAGGTAGTTGGGGCGGTTCAACGGATCGTAAATGGGTTCGAGGACGATGTCGCAAACATTGAGATTAGTGACCTGCTGCCACGCCTGTCCCACCGTCGTTCCCTGCTGGAAATTGATGTCAATGACCATCCCCGCACCCGTCTCCAGAGTGCCCGTGTAGAATCCCGTACCGACGTATGTTGCCCCGGCATCGACGTAGGAATGACCGTGGTTGATAATCGTATTTGCGAGCAAGGTGCCGATTACGACGGACGCCTGCGTGGCGGAAAACGAAAGACCGTTCACACCTGGGAGCACTCCGTCTGCATTGCACACGGGGCGCGACATCAGGTATCTCCACGGGTCATACCCAATGAAGCGAGTGCGAGCATCGTCCTGCGCCGCCGTGTCCTCGATCATCTGGCATAACGTCGCGCCACGGACAACGTAATAGGGGGGCGTGTTGAACTCCCGCCGGAACGCCCACAGCAAGCGTGTCCCCTCGGCGAGATATGGGTCGCCTTCCGTAACCGACGGAAGCCACACCTGCGAGTTGTCCGAAGGCGCTGTTCCCTCGACCGTCAAAGGAGCGTTCAACGTCACCTCGACAAAACGGTCGGATGCGAGCTTTGATAGATCCGTAATTCCCTCCCCGTCCAGGGAAGCGAGGAAGTAGCGCCACAGAGGAGAGTTGAACGAACCTACAGAATCAGTTGCGAACTGGATGTCGCCAGAGACGGGCATCAGGACGACACTACCCGATAGTGATATTCCTGCGAAGGTACGAGTCCTCCCACGACCGCGCTTACCGGAACGGCGACAACACCCGACCCTACACTCACGGGAGTCGTTGCTGCTCCGTAGGCAACGGTACGTCCGTACTCGAAGTAAGCAGTCGTAGCCACTCCCCCAGGGTTCACTGTCCCGTTGAACGTCGCCTGAGTGGCACTCACGTCCGTGGCCGCTGTTGCCACCGCCCCCCCGCCGCCGAACTCGTCCGTTACGAGAGTGAGAGTGGCGGGAGCGACAGCCGAAGACGAGAAGAAACCCGTGAACGAAGGGAAAGTGGAAGTGAACAGATCGCTGGAGCCGTAAGCGGTCGTCCCGATCTTCACGTCTTCCAGGTAATAGTCTCCGTCAACCGGGGAACTGTACGGCCCCCATCTTGCAAGAACCGCGTTGGGAGTAAGGACGTCAGCGAGAAACGTGCCGTAGTCGTCACCGTCAATCCTGACCTTCAGCCCCACCCCAAAAACAGAAGCCATCTCGACGAGATGAAACACATCAGCCTCCGTGTGGTTCGTCGTGATGTAACCGAACGTGCCGCCCAGGAAGTCAGAGTAGAAGGCCCATTTTATCGTTCCCGTATCGTTCCACAGGAGCAGGGTGAAGAGTTGGGAGTACCCGAATGTGTCATTCACAATCGTAATGTCGAGTGCCTGACTGCCGTCTCCTCCCGCGACAAGCGCCGCCCGCGCGGAAGCCGTCAAACCGAACCCGCAACTCACATAAAGGTCGTTCTCGGGAGTGACCGCATCCCAAGTGAGGTTGACGCTTCCGCCCGCATAACTTGCTTTGGCCTGATTGGACATTATCCGTGTGCTGGTGCCCAGAGAATGTCAACGTCAGCGCCCGTGATTCCCACCGTGTTATTCCCCGCCACGAGCGCCCAGTAATCGGAGGACAACTGAACCACTCCTGCCTTCAGGTTCGCACCACTTCCGTTCAGGAAGATCGTGTTGCGGAACGTGTCGATCTCAGCGTAATTGGCACCTGTAATCGCTATCCCACCCGGCAGCGCGTCGTTGTAATTGAACTCGATCCCGGTCGTCACGTTCTCCAGCGTGAAGGTTGAACCAGACAAGTTGGAAACCTGGAAGACAGGCAAGTAGTCAGCCGAACCTGTATTCGCGAGAACCGCCGTGTTCCCATCAGTGATCGTCGTCAACTGCTGCGTCAAATCCTGCGCATACGGATACTGTGAGTCGATTGTCACCGTCACGATCCCGAGCGGACCCGACATTGTGAATGCCGGATAGGCGAGCAACCGAATGTCGTCGAGGATACGGTCGTTCCCTCCGTCGACCTGCCACGTCAACCTACCCGCGTTATCACCGGCATTCAGAAGACTACGGAACGCCCCGGTGAGGTCGCCAACCATTTCCGCGAGAAGCGCGTCACAAGCAACAGTGTCGGCGCTCTCCCACAGTTGGATTGCAAGCTGCATCTGGGTGCCAGTGAGGAAACGATGGTGAAGGATCGACCCGTCAGCCTGCGGAACATCGTCGGTTGTGGAACGAACAGTGATGTCGAAAGAACAATTCTCCTGGTCAAGAAGGTAGAGCCGATCGGAAAGGACGTTCAAGATCAGGGTGCCGTTGTACGGGTTCGTAACGTCGAACTGGATGGGCGAAGCCCACTTAGGGACGGCAGGCATCAGTAACCGAAGACCGCCGCCGCCTTAGTGGCGTCAATCGCAGTTAGAGAACCAATGCGTCCTCGGTTCCCGGTGATGGGAGCAGGAACGGTTGTAGCCCCACGAGAAATCATTGCTGCAATCGTAGCGAGGTACGCCGTCTGTTTCTCACTCTCCGAGAGAGTCGCGTCAAGGACAGGCAGAGTAGGATTCAACGCTTTCACGGTTTGCCCTAGTGCTCCCCTTGCGTCCTGGCCGGAAAGCACACCGTTGCGACCCGCGATGTTGGAACCGAATGTGTTGAACTGATCGGCTGCCTCCTGAAACAACTGGGAGAGCGTAAAGCCTCCGCTATCTCCACCACCCGTGCTCTTGCCGAGGTTCTTGATCTGAGTCCGAATCGCGATGATCTGCCCGTCCAGCCGCTTCACCTCCAGGGTCGCATCAAGAGCCTTCTGGGAACCCTTCTTCGCCGCACGAGCGATAGCCGCGAAACGATCCCTCTCGGTATCCAGAATCTTGATGCGAATGTTGAACTCGCGCTTTTCGTCAGATGTCCTCGTCGTTCCTGACGCACGGGATATTCGGTTGTCGCTGCTCTGAAGTTGGATGTCAAGGATCGTCTGACGCAACTGCTCCTGCGCGGCCTGACGCTGCCTCTCGTTCTCGATTGCCTCGTTGGCACGGCGTGTGGCTTCCGCCGCCGCATCCCGCCTCCGTGCCTCCTGCTCCGCCGCAGCCCTATCCTCATTAGAGGCGATCTCGCCCAAAACAGCGTCACGCTGGGACTGCGCCGACTGCAACTGTCCCGACACAACCAGGAACGCCTCCGTGCCCTTCTTCAGCCGAGACAGCTTGGCCTTGAAGAAAGCCACGATCTTGTTGTCGGCAACTAGTTCGGCTTGCAGTGATCCTCGAATCTGAGCGTCGATGACAGCCTGTCGCAACTTCAATGGAACGAGAATTCCCTCCAGGGCTTTGTCGGATTCAGCCTTTGCACGAGTAGCTTCCTCGATCGCCGCCCTTCTTCTCTTCGCCGATTCCGTCAAGACAGGAGTGGGACCATTCCTCACTGCATTAGGGGCTGGGCCGGGATCGGGAGGTAGCGTCGTGATACCGAACTGCCCACCGTCTGCAAGAGCATCCAAGCGAGCCTGCCGCGCTATTTCCTCACGTACCGTTGCACGAGCCTTCTTGATCTGATTGACAACCTCCTTCCCTGTCTTCGGGAGGAAGAAAGCAGCGCGCTTGGCGATCCTTTCGAGAGAATCACCTAGTGTGTCTCCCTGATCTTCCCTCAAGAAGTCAGGGACTTCGATCGAGCCGATCTTACTGAAGAAGGCAGCCATAGCGTCGGCAGCTTCATTGGCTCCAGAGACGATATTGGCGAGTTCGCCCGTCAACTCGGTCAAAGGCCCATCAACCAGATCGCCCAACTTCAACCCCAGCGTTTCCGTCTGTGACTGAAGTCCCCTGAACTGTCCCTTCAGCCCCTTCGCTTTCGCTTCCGTCAGATCCTGGATCGAGTTCTGATCCTCAAACGCAGCGGTCAACCGGCGAAGTTCCCCCTCCTGCTGCGAGAAGATGATGGATGCAGCCCGGATCGCGTCCTGACCGAAAATCTGAGTGAGTGTCTGCTGCTGCTGAACAGGAGTCAAATCGGCAAGCGCGGTGCGGTACTGCTCGATCAGCGGGACGATCTGCTCGCCAATCGACAGCGTCTTATCAATGCTGATTCCCAAAGCATCCTGAAACAACTTGGCTTCCTTCGTCGTCGGCACCAAGCGAAGCAAGGCGGTACGCAGAGACGTGCCTCCGTCAGCGCCCTTCAATCCAGCCAAACCGAGTTGCGTCAGCAACCCCGTCGTGTTCTCGATGCTCAACCCCACCTGATTCGCAACCGCCGACACCTGCTGGAAGCCAGCGGCGAAATCGGTGATCTCGCCTTGGGCGGCAATCGAAGCGTCAGCGAGGAGTTCGGCAACCCGAGTTGCCTGATCGCCAGCGAGTTGGAAGGCGTTCAACTGGGTGGCAGCGATCTGGGCTGCCGAGCCAACGTCAATGTTCGCTGCCGTCGCCAACTGCAACACGCCTCGTGAAGCATCCAGCGTGTCGTTGACGGACAACCCGGCTTTCGCGAGTTCCGTCATCGCAACCGCAGCATCACCGGCGGACGTAGCAGGGAGACTCAGATCCGCACCGAGATCCTGTGCTGCCTGCTGCACTCTCCTGATCTCATCAGCAGACGCTCCGGTGACAGCAGCGAACGTGTTGATCTGCTCCTCGAAATCAGCAGCAGACGTGACCGCTCCCTTGATTGCCAAACCAGCGACGATGGCCGCGACACCTATTCCCTGAAGACCAAGCACCACGCCGGGGGTGATGCGCGACAGTCCGACGAGAGCGCCGCGTGCCGCGTTCGCGTTCGCTGTCGAACTGACAACGGCTGCCTCCTGCACTCGCAACTGGGAGATCCGAACGGACTCGGTAGCGATGGCCGCTCGCGTCGTCAGCGTCTGGATGCGCTGCTGATTGGTACCGGCGGCGATGGCCGAGGCAAGACGTGCGTTCGCTACCGCCTCTGCGTCCAACGCTTTCGTGACGGCAAGAGCAGCACGAGCCTGCGTCGATGTTGCACCAGCAGCCAAGGTCGCGGCGTTGGCAAGAGCGGTTGTCTGGGTTGTCGCGGCAGCAGCAGCTTGCCCCGTCCGAGCGTTGCTGGCTGTCGCAGCCCCAACGACCAGAGGTGTGATTTGCGCTTGCGCTTTCACGACCGCCGCATTCACCTGCGCTATGAGCGCGGCTTGGAAAACGCCCGGCGTTGGCAAGACCGTGACGAACGCAGTCCCTACATCTACCCCACTCACGTTTTACGCCTCTTATGAGCAAGCGGCTGCGGCATCGGCATCTCCTTGCCGCCCGTAAACAGCTTCATCGCCTCAGCGTTCTGCTGGTCGATCGTCTTCTCCCGCATCTCGGCAGGAGCCAAGTCCAGATCGAGTTTCGCCCGCTCAGGCTGACTCATGTTGCGCACCAACGAGTGATACACAAGGTTGATGAGTTCCGGGCCACTCAGGCTGCCGATGCCACGGCCGGTTCGGAAGACGTTGGCTCCGTCGATGTCGTTCCAGTTGTCTCGCGTCCATCGCCAGAGGGCAAGGACGCTTCCGTAGGGCGGCTGAACGCCAACTCCACGAGCGCCGTACACAGCGTCTGTAAGTCATCGAACGTGACCGGGTCCTTCTTCCGTTTGCACAGCTTCAGGAACCGCTTGTGCGCGTCACCCTCATCCTCGATCAGATCCAGCACCGAGTTCTCGATCGCGGTGATGTACGCCTCACCCTGCAACGGAACATCCGATGTCAGACGGCGCAAAACGTCGTAGGAGACGTTCGATTCGTAGCGGAAAACTTCGCCGCCGAAGGTAATGTCTCGGTCGCCCAGCGCTCTCTCGCGCTCCCCGTGGCGCTCGGTGCGCTCCTTGTCAAAATCCCTCATGTCTCTCCTTCGGTTGGCGAGGATTTAGTGCGGGAGTCCGCCTCGCCGACGACCTCCCGCAGCCATAATCCTAACCGCGACTCAGGACACCGCTACGACAAAACATCGAGGTCTATGAACTGGAAGCCGCGCTCGCGCAAGACGAACGGGTACGCCCAACCCCGGTGAGTAGCATCAGCGACCAACTGAACCTGCAAAACGCTGTCCACCACCCGAGGCTCAGTGGCACGGATTGAAGCCTGCAAGTCACCCGAACGACGGAACGGCTGCGGAGGAGAACTAGGGCCACCCGGCCACTGTGTTCCCAGGTAGTCGCGTGAGACAGCAACGAGCCGATCACCCTGCGCACTCAGTTCATCAGCGATGCCGCCTGTCGGGTTCGTGAACAGGAATTCCAATCCCGCCACGTTCGGCACGAAAGACATCAGGCTTGCGGGATGCCGTTCAACTCGGTACGGAACCGAAAGAGCCATCCCACACACATGCCCTGCTCCCTCACTGCCGTCCCCGAGTCAAAATGGGTGTTCTGACATTCGTCCTTGAACCTGCCGTCCCTGATCGCGTCATAGAAGCCACACCACAGGCTCCAGCCATCCTGCAAGACAAGGTCAGTCACGTACTCGATGTCGTCGGCGTTGTCGGATTCGGGAGCGCAGCGAACGGCAACGACGTTGAAGGAGACGAGGTTGACTCTGCCGAACTGCGTCCGATGGCCTGTCGCGGCCGGAGGCGAGAAAGGAGATGTCGTTTCCTCACCGATCCTCGGGACCGAAACCGAGAGGAAGGGGCAGCAATCCATGATGACTGGATCGGGGGCGATGTAGGAGCGAGCGGGAATCCCGCCAGCGGTAAGCGCAAGAGAATCCTCGGCAACCGCGAGCACCTCACGAGCGAGAGTGGTGACGCTCTCGACGGTGGAAACGACGACGCTCATACGCCGACCTTACGAGCATATTTCGGTTGCCCCGGACCCCAGCCAACGGGCCTTCGCTTCAGCCCCGCAGGGTTTCGGCTCGAAAGGAAAAGATCGACGAGAGGCAGACCTGTCGCCCAGTTTCCTCTCTGCATACCCCAGGAGACGAACGGTGCCTTCTGAATGCTCACCCCTGCCCGTGTCACCTGAACGGTTCCTGAAGGGAGTTTGCACGCCCCGCCTATGCATGACTGGTAAATCTCTGCTCCGAGTTGCGCCGCTGCTTGCTTGCCGATCTCGGGAGGAACGACACCGTGCACATAGGTGACTGACCACGTTCCTTCCTCGGTGTCGTCGAGGTCGAGCCTTTGGCATCCGGGCCAATACTGGGCGTCACCGTTTGCGTCAGCCATCCGTGTCAGGTACCGCCATTCGTCCAAACGGTATTCGGTTGTCGCGAGAGCAACACCGTCGATCTTCACGGACGTGATCGAGGTGACCGGGTAGCCGGGAAGGAGCGCTCGGGAAAGGCACGAGCAGCCGCAGTCAGAGCCTCCCCATCCCCATCCTCCGCGCCAGAAGCCCCACGGCCCCCAACCAGCCGGGTACTGAGGGGCACCGGGTGACAAACCAGGGAACAGGGAAGGCCAGCAGCCGCAGCCGTCAGAACACGGCCTGACAGTTTGCGAGCATCGTCCTGAATACTGTCGCCCGGAAAGCTCGAACAGCACTTCGGATGCTGCTGCCGCTGCTGCTTCAAGGATGCTTGTGTCGGAACCAACGTCGATGATGGAACACTCGATGATGTCCTGCGGATCGCACCAGACCTGACAGGGTCCGTTGACGGGTTCGCTGACAACCAGAGCGAGCACCGAGGAAGGGAGGATCCTGAACTCACCTTCGATCGTGGCGACAACCGCTCCCGCCCCTTCCGCCCGGTAAAACCAGTTGCCGCCGAGACTGCTTGCTCCCGGCTCGAAAATGTAGACACCCACCGAGGGGTTCGTGATCTCCCCATCAACGCCAAAGACGTAGGTGACTACTACGTTGTCAGGGTCACGAAGGTAGAAGGTGACAGTCGTCGGGTCAGTGGGAACGAATGTCAGGAAGTTGCCCGGCACCGTTTCGATACCGAAGGTTTCGGTGATCCTGACAAAAGTCCCGTTCTGGTAAACCCCCATCAGCCTGCTCTCCCGTCTTCACCGAACACGACCCCGACCGACGAGTCACCCCCGTAAGCGTACCCGGTGTCAGGGTCAGCAGAGTCACCACCGAACACGACCCCGACCGACGAGTCACCCCCGTAAGCGTACCCGGTGTCAGGGTCAGCAGAGTCACCACCGAACAC